AATTACTTTGCAATAAAAAAGAAGAAGGAAAGTCCTTCTAAGAAAGACTTTCCCTAGAAAGATAAAGTATATCATATTTTTCACTATCTTCAAAAGATAGGACAAATTCTACTATATCTCCTCTTTTTTTATGATAATAGGATAATTTCATCAATTCAAGAGATGGACAAAACTTCGCGGGATTTAAAAGAATATCCTAGTCAAATATTCCAATATACATTAGTCTGTCCTCTCTGTTCTTAAAGTTAAATGTCCTGTTGAATAATCAATACCTGAAATTAACGTAATTGGTTTATAAGGTGAAGTTTTATATGCTTTAGGAATTGCATTATCTCCACGACGAATACACTGAATAATAAGTTTATTTCCTCTTGTAAACCATGATTTTTCAGTAACCGTTTTTTTACCAGTTACTTCGTCTTTAATAAAAGACTGTTTATCATATTTTACAAATTGAGGTTTATAAATTTTAACTTTTACAACTCCATACTGAGTTAATAGAGTTACAATATTTTTCAGTTTATTTTTTTCAATTACCGTTCCTGCAATATTATGCAATTTATAAATTGGAATTTCTTTTCCTTCTTTTGAAGTGAATACTGTTTCTGGAACTGGATCTTCTGGGAGATTAAAGAAATTATCAATTTCTCTTTCTTCAAAATCTACTCCATCAAGTTCATGCGCACCGTCATAATAACCAACACTGTCCATTTCCCATTTAGGAATAAAACCAGAACAATATTTATTCCAAATCTCATCAATAATTGCTTTATTTAAACTCTCTAAAACTTTAGGCTCTTTCAGCCACGGACGAATTTTATCCATGTAAGCCTTATACATTTTTTCCATACGAGTTTGTTCAATCATTGCGCCATTCTCTCCAAACTTAATTAAGTCTGGATTAAAATGTGCATTGAAAAATTCAAGAGAATAATCGTCAAGCAAATAATAAAGACCAGATTTACAATTCTTTTTTAAGAATTTATTAAAATTATAAACTGCTGCAACATCTTGGTATTTATCTGGAATAATACCATATTTAATCAAAGTTGGCATATTAGCAAGAGTTAATTTATTTTTCGTTTCTGCAATACTTTCAATATAATTACGAAGAAGACTCTCGCGCGAAATAGAAGAAATTTTATCAAATGCCCCGCATTTAATCAAATTAATAACTTGAAGTTTTGTACTTTTAACTTTCTTCAAGAAATCTTCAAAAGAATTATATGGCCGATTATCAATAATTTCATTTGCATAATCTGCGCTAACTCTTGTGATACCTTTTAATCCATAAATAATTTTATGATGCGCAACATCTGGGACAAAAGTATAACTTGAAGCATTAATGTCTGGAAGTTCAACATCGACACCAAAATTCTTCATCTTGCCAATGGCAGAACTGATTTTACCATATTGAACAGTTTTTGAAGATTTCTTTTTAGTATCTTCTTCATCTTCCAATTCATCTTCAATATCATTGCCTAAAGTATAATCTTCATCTTCTGGATTATCTTCAAGACCACCACTATCAACAATTAAACAAGCCGTATCCCAATAAATTGGGTCGTAAAAATATGCCAAATTTAATTCTTGAATTGCTACTGTTGAATAAGCTATGGTATGAATAATACTGAATGAATAACCCATCTGCTTTTCGGCTTGAGACCAAATCCAATCAATAATATCTTTAGAAGTTCCTAATTCTTTTCCCCGTTGATACAAATTTTCTTTTAAAGATGCAATTTCTTTAAATTTCTTTTTGGCAACAGTTTTACGAACTTTATTTGCTTCATCAACATTATAATTTGTAAACGGCAACATAACCGCGCGCATAAGAGATTCTTGGCTATCCAATACACCACCAAATTCTTTCATAAACTCATAAAGTTTATCTTTTTCTTCAGTAGTAGCATTAAGATTATAAATATCTCTTTTTAATTTTTCTGGATGCTCTTGGTATTCAACAAATTCCTCAACAGGAGTCTTTTGTCCTTTTTCTGGCATTAATCGCATCAAACTATTTGACTGTGCAAGAGTAAGCAAACTTTTTGGTTTAATTTGTTTTGCTGTTTGCAATCCAACAGGGGTATCAAATTGGAACAAACTAATAATTTTATTGTCACCAACAAGTTTCCACATTTCTGGATTATCATAGTCAATAACGTCTGGATTTAGATATTTCATATAAGTAGCTTTTAAAGAACCTTGCCACTCTATTAAACCATCATTAAGAAGTAATTCCATTGTGGTACGGATTCTATCCAAACCATCAATAGTTAAAAAATCATATTTAATATGCGTTTACTCTTTATTTTTCAATAAAGACCAGACTATCTTTTACCTTTTTAAAAGGAATAGCGTTTCAACCATCGTATCAATAGATGGCTTACACCCAATCTAACTCGGGCTAGTCGTTACACACTCTTAAATATTTTTCCAAGTTTTTCCGATTATTGCTAATCGCATCGCTGTTGCAGTAACTCCATATTCTCGCGCCAACTAACTATAAGATATTTTTTCTTCAGCATATCTTTTTCTAGCTTCTAAAACAATTTCTCTAGTTAATTTTGCTTTTCCATTGTTTTCTCCAGAATGACTTAAAGAAGAATGCAAATGCTTTAATTCATCTGTAAAAACTTCTGGACAAATATCTTTATATAAGATACCATAATAAACTTGGTAAAAATAATCTTTAGAACAAATATCTTTATAATCAGAATAAATATCTTTAAAATTTATACCCTATTTCCAACAATCTCTAAAATAAACAACTTCATCTTTTGAAAACTTTAATTGATTATTTTTGAGCTTTGTTAAATAACCTTGATTATACAAACTTTTTTCTTTACAACGGAGAGGATTATCTAAATAAGTTTTATTTTTTAAGATTTTTAGAAACTATCCTAGAGATACTTTACTAAAATCTTTATAAATATCTAAATAATTTTCGTTGTTGTTAAAACGAGTTCTAATTTCGGTTATTTCATCAAAGGAAAACTTTGATCTTCCATTTGACGTACCTAACATACAATCTCCGCCATCTGTCTGATTATATCCATTTGGAAAGCGAGTGTTATATAAGGTGATATAATATTTTTCTTTTTGAAATAATTCTTCGTAAGAATTACATTCTTCAATTATTTCATAAGAGAACTTATTTTCTCCATCTAACTAAATTGCCTAATCTATTAGACTTTCTGGATTATGACAAGTTTTATGTTCTCTCATTCTTCTATTAAAATCATTTGTGATTCCAATATATTTTTTCTGATTATTCAAAGATATAATTTGGTAAACAAACATAATATCACCTCTATATTAGAAGTAAAATTTGATTACCAAAACTCTAAAGTTTAAGATTGGTTCGGGGTTTCCATATCTTTCGACTTAGGATTTCCCGAAGCATAATAGGTATTTTTTACTTATGATTACTCTGCCTATTATACTGTGCTGATTAACACTTAGCTATTTACAGGCCATTGTGTCGACCTGCGTATTCTTCATCATGAAGCTCCCATTGACTACATTTAACACCTTTAGGACTCTTCATCGTCGCGCCAAGTTCTGTAAATTTATCGTTTGTTAAGATAATACCAGAAGCATGAACTCCACGACGACTAATCAATCCCTCAATGTTTTTTGCAACATTCCAAATATCTTCATGCTTACCCATTTCCGCAATAAATTGTGGAATAGGTTGATACCCCTTTTCTTCGTCTCCATAATAGCATTGCTGTAAACTTCTAACAAAACCGCGGTCAATAGGAATTAAAGAACTAAGAAAACTTCCTAATTCTGGTTCGTATCCTAAGCCGCGTGCAGCAGTTTGCAATGCTGCTTTTGAAGTTTCAGTACCAAAAGTTGCGACACTCGTTAATTCTCCGCCAATAGACTCAAAGTAACGACGAACCGCTTCAATAAATCTTTCGCGCTTAGATGCCTGAGAATCAATATCAACATCAGCTAACTCTGCACGTCCTCTTGAACAAAATCTCCAATAAGGAAGTGCAGTTGGACTTTTTAATGGATCGCGCTGAATAATATCCATCAAATATGCACTTAACATTGAACCTACTGAGCCACGCCAAGGACCGACTAAAGAGTCACCGTCTGTCCAAGCAATATCAATAACTTTACGAACAGTGATAAAATAAGCACTTAAACGTTCTTGAATTTTCTCGGATACAATCCACATTTCTTGGAGTTCTTCTTCAAGTCTATCAAGATGAATTTTATCCAAACAATTTAATTCAAGCCCTTTTTGAATAATACTATAAAGAAAGAATTTATCTTCTTCATATTCACTATTCAAATACTTATTTAAATATTCTCGTTCACCAATGATTTTTTGTGGCTCACAATGGATTAAATGCCAATCAAGAGGAATACGAGGAACAATTTGCTTATATGCCAAATCATATTCTTCAATCATTGAACAAACTTTATTACTATTTTCAAAAATTTGAGTAATAAAATCGTCATCAAAATAATTAAGTTTCTCTCGAATTTCCTCTGCACTCATCATATAAGTGTAAGCGTAGAAATCATCAGTCTCTCTATCTCCATCACCAGAATTAAGAAAACTCTTATGAATTTCTCTATCCTCTTGACGTAAATAGTGACTATCAGTTGTAACTGTGATATTAAAATGATTCTTTTTTGCAAACTGCGCGGCTAAAGTATTAAAGGTAACTTGTTCTTTACTTAACCCAGGCTGAATTTCAATAAAGAAATTTTCTTTACCAAAAATTTGTTCACACCAATGGCAAAAATTTAATGCTTTTTCATACTGTTGATTTAAAATCAAATAATCGAAAAAGCTACCTAAGCAAGCTGTTTGTGCAACTACATGCCCAGGATTGTTTCCGATAATTTCTTCAATATCTGAATAATAAGTTGGAACACGCTCCATAAATTGATAAAAACTTCTATTCCAAGCTCTTGAAGATAATTCTCGAAGTTGTTTATTTCCTATTTTATCTTTTGCTAATAAAATAAAGTGCCAAAATTTATCTTCACCTTTAATAAAGTTTTTTGCACTTAAACCATCACGACAAAGATAAATCTCATTTCCTAATACAAGTTTAAAATTTTTAACTTGATTAGCCCATTCGTCATTTGGTTCTGTCTCTAAAATCTTTTTCGCTTTTGATTTTAAAGATTTCATATATTTTAAAGCTTTGATATAACCAGAAACACTCTCGTGGTCAGTGATTGCCACACCCGTTAAACCCAATTCCAAAGCATAATCAATTAGTTTATCTTCTTTGATAATACAATCGAGCATACGAATGTTAGACCCACTAAGAATAATGGGTATGATTATGTCCACTAAAATATCCCATTATTTCTTAGAATCACCTCTCTTTCTAATGCTTTCGATAAATTGCATTGTTTTATTTTCATTTCTATAAATATTATATCACATTTTTGCGCAGAAATCAAAACATTGCCCTACCATTCTCAAGCTCATAATCTTCTATGATAACTTGAGGAGTATAATTACCCATAAATTGATTTAAATTCATTTTACCATAAACGGTAATTGCACCAATAGAATAAGACTGAACTTTTTGTGCAAAATCGGCATCTTTAAATTTAACAAAAGCAATTCCATCTTTTTCAATTTTAACAGAGTCTTTATTTTTGCCCATAATAAACACATCATTTTGGGTAAAAAGAATTTTATTGACAATAACTTTAGGCTCTTCGACACCTTTACCATAAACATTTTTTATAGCGTCTAAATCGACACAAATAGATTCAATATCGCCACAGAAATTTCCATCAAATTCAAAATCTACAAGATAGCTGTTTTCGCCCAAATTGGTATTAGCCAATTTTTTATTGCAGTATTTTATAAACTTATTTAAATTTTTCTCTGCAATTCCAATACCTGCTGCGCTTTCATGTCCTTCAGCATATTCAACCAATCCGCTCTCGGTACAAAAATCCTTAAAATTTGCAAGAGGGCTATTTGAATTAACCCTAAACGAACCTTTAAATACATCATCATCTGCTAAGCGAATTACAATAGCAGGACGATTATACATTTGACAAAGCTTCATAGCAATTAAGCCAGTCAAATTAGGATTGACATATCTTGATTCGTCGTCATCAAGGGCAACTAAAAGAACTTTGTTTTCATCTAAGCATTCTTTTTCAATTTTCCCGCAAAGGAATTGGACACTTTGATCAATCATTTTATTTTGATGATTACGTGCATTAGTAGCGATTCGTGCAGCTTTATCTGCAATAACTTCTGTATCGCCAGGCTTTGCCCCGCGTTTGGTAGATGGTTCAGTGTCATTCGGACCGCTAATAAATGCTTTAAATAAAGTTTCTTTTTCCGCCATTGTCCCTACACGGATTACCGCATTAACAAGGGGCGCAATGAAAAAAGAAACGTCAGTAGGAGTAATATCATCAACATTTCCTATTGAGAAAGATTGTTTTAAAGCAAATCGAGTTAAACCATAATTCTTTAAATTTGTTAAACCTTGACTGATAATATATCTCGTTTCAAGATTCCTTAAATCCATCATGTCGCCAACAATGCCCATTGCTGCGAGATCAAGGAAATTGTCAGCATAATTATAACCATATTTTATATCAAAATATTTAATAAATTTATAAACAACCCCAGCACCAGATAAATCTCGATTAGGATATTTTCCTAATTGATTATTAATGACAATCGCATTTTCGCTTTCTGTTTCACATAAGTGATGATCAAGAACAAGAATATCAAAGCCTTGTTCTTTTAATATTTTATGTTCTTCATATTGATTGGAACCTGCATCTGGAATAACAATTAACTTCGCTTCATGAGGAACTTTATCTAACTCAACTCCATGCTATTTCCCAGAGTGCATAGACCAAAGAATTTGGATATTTGGTTTAATCAATTTTAAATAATTATAAAGAATAGCAGAAGATGTAACTCCATCCTGATCGCAATCGACCACATCATAAATAATTGAATTAGCATCTAAATGCTTCTTTAAAAGTTCCGCGCCAGCATCCATATTCTTCAAAAGAAGAGGTGAATAAAGAACTTCCTTTGAAGGTTTCAAATATTGAATCATTTCATCGTGATTCAATCCTCTTGCGCGCAATAAAGTTTCAACATAAGATTCATCTGGTAGATGATTAATTTTACTATTTAATACATATTTCATTTAACAAAAACTCTCCTATTGAATAGTTTTTCAAATGTCTCTACTCCACTATCAAAAGGAGCAGCTTTATATTCCAAAATTTCATCTGTATCAAAAATAAAAGAAAAATTAGCATAATTCTTGTATTTTTGACACATTGAATAAAGTTTATTAAAATATATTTTTTGAGATATTCTATCATGATTCATACGGTCATAAGCCACAATTATATCAGTAACGCCCAATTTAACTAATTGTTTTACTAAAAATTTATTAAACTTATCTCCGCAAGTTGCGACAACACAATTATTATCTCCGTACCAACCATCGGCAATTAAAGAACTTTTTTCACCTTCAGCTAAAATTGCTAAATGATTCTTTTGGATAGCCTGTTTATTAAAATTTAGTCCATAAAGATTATACATTAAAGGGTGAGTATAAAATTTTCCTTGAATATATGCTGGCATATATTTGCCACCGTGATCAATTTTATATTCATCCAAATTCCTAACTCTAATCCCAATTAAATCTCCATCAATGTTATAATGAGGAATAATAATTTGATTATTAGCTTCAGAAAAAAGTATATGATATTTTTTCATGCTCTTTATTGTAATTCCATCATTTATCCATTCGATAGGATAGAGTTCATGGAAACAAGCAAGAACTTTACTATCATATATTTTATAAACAGGTTCTGCATTGCCATTTACATATCGGTCACTAATACTTTTATAAGAATCCGCACTTTCAACTTTTTCAAAAAATACATCAGAATATTTACTAATAACATTAAAAACTGATGTGAAATCATTTGGTAGATTGCGCAGTTCAAGCATCTTTTTAACTAGCTCATAAATATCAAAACTACCACAATGAGTATAACAATGAAATAGATGAGTGTTAAAATAATAATATAATTTTTTGCTACCATCTTCTTGCTCAAGATTATGGCAGATAGTTGGTAAAATCAGACAACCATTTGAAGTATTTTCTTCATAATTCAAATCTGGAATAAAATGTTGGATGATTTTTATTATATCATCTGGTTCAAGTTCCTCTTTTATTTTATCATAATCAATCATAATAAACGAGAACTCACTTTCTTAATTTTAGGTTTCTTTTGAAAATCTATTTCGTTTTCAATATAAGTTGAACTTTCTGCTGAAGTAATAGTTAAAGGACTATTAAAAGGAGGTAATTCTTCTTTTGGCTCTTTAAAATCTTCTCTTGCTGCAATCACTTCTTCATTCACTTCCATATTTTCGTTTTCTTGTTCTTCATTACCTAAACCAATTTCAGGAGTTAATTCAGTTTCGTCAGATTCTTCTACTGAATTTTTAAGTTTTTCAGTATTAAGAAAATAAGCAGTTTTAAATTTAATTTCTTTAAAATCTTTTATTTCTTCATAATCACCAGTCGTGATAAGAATATCTTTTTCGCGGCAAGTGCCTAAATCAAGTATTGTCCAAATTTTTACTTGATTATACCTACTACGACGATTCTTATAAACATCAATAACATGAGTAGGCATTGGCAAACCAAGAGATTCAATTAATGGAGAAATAGTTGCTTTCTCTTCATCACTAATTCTAACCATGATACAACCAACATCGGCTTTATCTGCTACAGCTTTTGAAGAACGAATAAAACTTTGATCGCGCACCCCTCGACCATTTTTAAAATCGCCACTTAACTGAGTTGAACTTGACATAAAAATATGAAGCTCAGTAGCTAAATCTTTTAAAGCAGTTGACAACAAGAAAAGTTGAACATCTTCACGCAGATTATTTGATTTAAATTCGCTCAAAAGTCCGGGGCTTGAAAAAATATAATCATAAAAAACATACTCTATCTAATCAACTTGCTTATGATTTCTTACACAAGCTTCAATTTGATTAATAGATGGGTCTGGAATTTTATCCAAAATAAAATTATCATTAAAACATTCAATTACATTAAGTGCTTCATCAATAATTTTTTCTTCGAGAAAATTACATTCCGCATTTAAAATTTTATCTTCATTAACACCAGATACATTTGCTAATAGCATTGTTTGGACTTCATCTCTATCCAACTCTGTTGTAATAAATAAAATTTTATTATTTAATCCAGTATCAACCCAACATTCTCTATGCCAATCATAATATTTAGGGATTGCTAATCTACAAGCATCTCCTACTGCAAGACGTGTTTTACCTACGCCACTTCCTGCGCTTCGAATATAATATTTACCCAATCTTGCGCCAGATACAACTGTATTATAAATAGAACCAGATAAAGGTTGCCCAATTTCTGGTTTCTTTTTTAAAGATTGTACTAACTCGCGCAAACCAACAGAAGCGCCAGCAGAAGTATTTAAATCACTGGTATTATACTCTTTTTCTACTATTGATAAACGTTTTTTAACTTCATCAAAAATTGTAGAAATATCTGCCTGCTCAAAACGCTCTTGAGTTTCTTTATAATTCGCGGCTAAAGGATTATCGCAATAAAAATAACTTATATCGAAGCCACTCTTTTTAAGAGAACGAAGCAAAGAGTATTTTTTTAAACGATTATAATAATAATCAAAAGTATCTGGATTACTTAATCCTTCGCAGTCTTTAATATATTCAAGTCCATTGCGCTTTTCATATTCACTTTTTATTTCCTGGCGCTCTTGAAAGAAATTATCTAAATCGACAACACTAATCGTTCTCGCGCCAGAAGCATAGAAATTCTGAATTGCTTGATAAATATACCTATTCAACAAATCATCAAAATCTGTAAAATTTATATCGTATCTATCTGCTTGAGAAAGGATTGTCGTGTTTTTCATTAAGCATCCAATAACTTGCATCATTGAATTCTTATCAGACAATGGCATTTAATCACTCCAAATCTTTATAAAGTTCTGGGTTCGAAAAACTTAAATCCCATCCATGAATACTTGCAATTCGTTGCTTCTTTTCATCTTCTGTTTCTACTTTCTTTTCTTTTGAAAAATCAATATCTACAATTTTAGAACCCATTTTAAAAGTAGCTGGGTTTATTTTTTGAGACGACTTTTCTATTGATTTAAAATATTCATTGGCATCTTCATAAATATACGGAACAATACCAATACCGCCATTGGCTTTTTCAATACTTTTATTTTTTACAATATACCAATAATTAAGAGCATTGTAAATGTCTTCATTGGTAAGTCCTTGCTTTATAAAAGTTATTCTTTGGCGTTCTATTTTTTGGAAATCATATTTGCCAAAAGCAACTTTTAAAACACCATAAAGTTTATCAATCCATTGATCGTCTGCACTAAAATATTTTTCATAGCATTCTTTGTGCGCCCAACGAGTACCTACTCCAACCAAACAAGCATTATCAGTGTCTAAATCAATCATTTTATTACAGTATAAGCATTTCTTTGTTTTTGCCTTTTGCTCTGTAACAGTTCTACCATTTTTTTCAGCTTCTTCTTTTATCTTTTTAGCTGTTTTTAAACGATTAAATTCAGTAACTGGCATCCAATTATATTGCTCGCCACAGTGTTGGTGCGCATAACGGCGTGGATTTAGTTCTGTGCTGCCAAGCGCTTTAAGAGGACGTCCGTAAGGCTCAGTATTTCTATCAATAGAAAGTTCACAATAACAGCATTTTACAGGAGCTAATTTTCTTGCCATAATTTATTCCTCTCATATTTTCTTCTATAAATATTATACCACAACTAAAAACTTTTGTCAATAAAAAAGGAGAGAACTTGCGTTCTCCCCAATAATCTATTTATAGAGTTTTATATAAATCTTCCAAATCAGAAACAGTAAGCTCAAGTGCATCCTGTTGTGCCGGAGTGGTTTGAGAAAGAAGAACTTGGGAACCAAAATTCTTCTCAATAATATGATTCATCTCACCAACGGTGGTATCTGAATCATTCTTTTCAAGAATTTTAATCCAAATGTCTTTTGCTTCTGCCATCACTTCATCAAAAGGACGAACTTCAGATTGATAGAAGTTATCTCCTTTTTCAACAGTTCCCTCAGAGCCAACTTGTTTATCAATAGCATCATTAACGGCATCAACTAATTCTTGATAACCAAATTTTGCTTTGTCAGGAATATAGCGAAAACGAGAACCGGCTTGCATATGTTTATTGCCTTTAAAGTACATATAGCGAGTACCAATTTCATCTTCCGCACTGCTATATTCAATGCCAATATAGATAATAAAATCGACTAATTTATTTACGATGTTTGCGGCGATAGATGGACAAGCAGGAACAATTCGAGGATATTCTTCTCCATTCTCCTTAATGGTTTTTTCTTGCGCGTGGCTGATAAAAATAATACCATAACCCATCATTGCAATGTCGCGGAAAATTTTGGAAAACTCTTTTTTGAGTTTTGTCCAACCACCGCCATAAGGAATATCGCCAATAGATTGAACTCCATTAGTACTGCAAATATATTGCTCACAAAGATCATAAGCAATATCTACAGTATCTACTGAAACAAAATCAAATTTCTCTTTTACTTTATCATTGGCCAACTGCTTTACCGCAAGTTTAAAATCTTTCCAAGAAGTAATATTAATTTTATAAATATTATTCAAGCCATTAGTACCTGGCTCAAAAGAAAAAATCAAAGACTTCGGGAAAGAAGCTACAAGACTAGTTTTTCCAATTTTAGGAAGGCCATAAGCTAAAATATATTTGCCTTTAAGGTCTCTTGAAATTTTAGTAGGTTCCAAATTTAATAAATCAATAGCCATGTTATTTACTCCATATATTATATCTCAACTTTCATTTTAAAATAAAAAGGAGTGGATTGCTCCACTCCCTAAAATTTCTTAGAAACCGCGGCTTAAACGATTTGCGTTAGCTTTAGGAGCAGCAGTTTGAGTATTCTTTAAACGCTCTTCAGTTACGCGCTTCTTTTCATTTAGTGCCGGAGCAACTTCGTCGATATTATAAGCGCTATCTTCGTCATACGGTGCGGAACCAGCAGTTACAACGAACTCATGGATGTTACGAGTGCGAACTTTAGTAGGAGCTTCACCGAAAGCAGTTACATCGGCACTAGTAACTTCAACGGTTTCAGAACCGTAACGAATCTTACCACTCAATTTAACGGTATTCTCTGGCTCCCAATTCTGCTCAATATAAGAGACAGCTTGAGGATTCTCAACAATATAACGGATCTTATCGGGAGTACCATTATACTGAATTACAAGACCATCAACCAACATACGACCAGTGGTCTCTTCATTTTTAACTTCATCTGCGACATTGGCAATGACAATTTCCTGCTCAAAAGATGCATCCTCTTCCTCTGCTGCAACGCCAGAACGCTTAGAGAAGAAAGAACCATTAATTACAGTAGTAGAAACAATAGTACCATCTCGTCCAAGGAAATTATTTTCCTGAAGACGACAATTGCACTCATAAGAATCTGCCTTAGTCGGATCGCCAGTTGCTGCAACAGAAATACCCTTAGTCATCAAATCTTTTGCATTCTGATATGCAGGATTGGGTTTGCCAGCATTGGTTTTCTCAAATGCGAAAACACGGACTGGAATAACTTCAGTTTCCTCAATATCACTTACCATTTGATTAACAAGGAAAGTAACATCACCGCTGATATAATGACGACCGTCCTTTGAACTGTCGCGCTCCTGCAAATTAATTTCATTGAGTCTGCCGAGAATATGTACATTATTATATGCTTGCTTCAACATAAAACTTTCTCCAAATATTTCTTTTTATAATTATATTATATTACAATGTTATATTAAAGTCAAAATTTTATAAAAGAAAAGGGGAGTAAAACTCCCCTAAATTATATTTTGGTATATCTATTACTCAGCGCTCTTTGCAGCCTTGGCAGCAGCCTTAGCAGCCTTCTCAGCAGCCTTACGCTCGGCTTCCTCAGCCTCAGCTTTCTCAGGATCGAAAGCCATGCCCTCGTCAGTCAAAGCAATATACTTAACAGTGGTCTTCTTACCCTCAACCTCGATAACATCCTCGGTACGAACGGCATAGCCCTTACGAACAAGACCATTGACAGAACCAGTAACAGCAGAAACGGTAATGCCGAGCTTCTCAGCAATCTCGCCAGCAGTCAAATTAACATCATGATTGTCGTGAAGAAAATGAAATACATTCTTAGAATTCTCAGTCATAATAGAATTACTCCTTAAACTTAAATACTTTTTAATTTATAAACATTTTAGAAAACCTTTACTTGATTTTCTATAAATATTATAGCATAAACATTATTGAAAGTCAATTATTTAATAGCTTTTATTTTCAAAATTTAATTTTGAATAAATTTAATATTTAATTTTCTATTTCTTAACTTTCTATAAATATTATAACACATCGCGCGGTAAAAATCAAGTAACTGATTTGTCAAGTTCCTCAATAAATTTTGTGACTAGAGGAATTGTTAAATCAACTTTTTCCTTTTGGGTATTAAGAACGCGCAGACGATGTTCCATAATCATTTTTAATTGTTTTTCATTATAATCAGAAATATCATCATTAATAAGTTTATCCATCAAACTTTTATACTCTTCTATTGTATTACGAATCGTTTCTTTTGGACTATCTTTCAAGCCAGTATCTTTTGCGCTCTCAAGAAAGTTTTCTAAGTCTCGAATAGTAGTTTCAATAGACATAGTTAAAAGACCAAAGTTGTCTTTAATACACTACTTCATTGGAAACACCTCTGTTTGATTTTCTATAATTAGTATAGCATACAAAACAAAAAAAGTCAAGGTAATGACACCTTGACTTAAATATTTATTCGACAATTAATCCGGTTACATATTGCCCATCTTTAAGATTAATAGATTTTACGCCAACTGTCGCACGGCTGGTAGTAGGAATTTCATTCAAAGAAATTTTTATAATTGCTCCGGTGCTAGCAACAGAAACAGTTTTTGAATCTTCGCGTACGGATGCAAAGCCAGCCAATTTATCCTCGTCATTTAGCTTATGAATAATTGCTCCTTTTGCTGCGCGAGAAGTAACTGAAAATTCATCTAAATCAGTCTTTTTAACTTGTCCTGCTTCAGTTACAGAGATAAGCTCCTTAGCATCTTTTCTAATAACACAAGCATCACAAACTTCATCACCAAGGCGCAGAGTAATTCCACGAACACCGATAGTGTTTCTACCTTGAGTATTAATTTCAGTCAATGGGAAAATAACGACATAACCGTTTTTAGTAGTGATTGCGAGATTATCTTTATTATTCACAATCATTACTCTTTTAATAAAATCGCCATCAGTTAATTTAATGGCAGAAACGCCTTTAGTACGCTTAATATTATACTCTCTTAAAAGAGTCTTTTTAACAGTTCCCTTTTGAGTAACAAAAAGGACTTCTTCTCCTTGAGATTTATCTGTATCGCTGACAATATAAGTAATTGTTTCATCAGGCGCGAGTTCAAGGATTGTACTAATTGGAGTTCTACAATCAAGAGTGAGATTACTTAGTGCAAGATTGTATACTTTACCAAGAGAACTAAAAAGTAAAAGATTATTTAAATTAGAATCTTTTACTGTTTGAATGATTTGCTCATTATTGCCTAACTTAACTTTCATACCTCTGCCGCGGCGTGCAGTAATAAGAGTAGTATCTTCATAAGCGTAAAGAGTGTTCAAATTAGTTAAATGAACAACCATTTGTTTCTTTTCTATTGGCTCATCGGTCTCTTCATTAATGGTTAAATTCATGATTTGAGTGCGACGTTCATCACCAAACTTTGATGCAACATCCTGCCAACCTTTAATTAATTGTTTATCAAATTCTTCTTCATTATTAAGAATATATCTTAATCCATTAATTTTTGCAGTAAGTTCTTCAGCTTCTTTTTCAAATTTCTCAACTTCCATGTGTGCTAAGCGAGAAAGTTTAATATCAAGAATTGCTTTAGCTTGAATTTCATCAAGCAAAAAGTTAGCTTGCAAATTTTTATTTGCATCTGCTGTTGAAGAAGATTTTTTGATTACTTCAATAACTTCTTCGATTCGTGCAAGCGCAATTAAAATACCTTCAACAATATGGAGTCTTGCTTCTGCTTTTGCTAAATCATATTCGTAACCACGACGATAAACTACTTTCTCATGGTCAATATGAGCTTGAAGTAATTCTCTCCATCCAAATACTCTTGGGAAACGGCCATTATCAAGCATTGTCATATTAATGCTAAAATGATGCTGTAAAGATGTTTCTTTATAAAGAATCTGAAGCACTTTAGAAACATTGGCTTTTTTAGTAAGATAAATTTTAATATTAGGAGTAGAACCTGTTAAGTCATTATAGCGCTCGATACCCGGACAAAGTCCTTCATTTAAAATTCTATCAAGCTCTCCACGAATTGTTCCAGTATAAACGCTATAAGGGATTTCTTTAACAATTAAACAATTTTCACTCTCATCATATTCAATAACAGAGCGGAGTTTGCAAGCTTTACCAACACCATTCTTAATACTTTCTTTTACTTCATCAGCATTAAGTAAAATTGCTCCAGTGGCGAAATCTGGCGCACAATAAATTTCATCAAAATCGCAGTCTGGATTTTGAAGCAAAGTAATTAAAGCGTTATTTACATCTTTAATATTAAATTGAGGACAACTAGAGCTTGCCGCTACCGTGCGGCTCCACCATTTCTGGTGGCACTGACTATCTTTTACTTCTTATAATATAAGAAGGACACCATTTCAAGCTATGTACCAATAATAGCCTTACTCCCCCGATTCGGGGATAGTCGATACAGGATTTATTTTAATATGTCTATATCTTCGACCGCAACATATATCATTAAAAGCAGTAAAACTATGAGATGCTCGTCCTTTATAATCTTGGTAAATGGACATTTTATCTTCTCCATTTGCCATGCGAGTTCGAATATCTAAAACTTCTGCATCCGAAAATAAACGATTTCCGGCAATATTTTTTTCATATTCCCAATAATCTTTATTCTCTTGAGTATATACTTCTGGGCGAACATTCTTTCTAGTATAACCAAGCCAGATTTTTCTAAAACCACTAATACTCATTCCTTTTCCACATTGCTCATAAGCCTCTTTAAAAGGAATGTGCTGATCGTACAGGCCACGGACGAAATAAACTTCTTCATCGGTTAATTTTGCCATATGGTGTTTTTCGCCTAGCATAGCCGTCTTTTGGTTTCCACCTGGCACTTGATTATATCCATTATTTACGCTATCAAATTTTTGAATATAATAAATTTCTTTTTCATTTAATTCTTCTTTGGAGCATTCTTCCAATACAGACATCTAAAAATTTGCAATTCCATATTTTCTATAAGCTCTCGAAAGAGGATAATTATATTCTCTTCTATTGGGATTAGCCGAATCGTTTATATGCTCTCTAAGCCTTTTATCAATATTTACGGCTTGCCCAATATAAGTTTTTCCATTGATTAAATTAGCAATTTTATAAATTCCGGTCATTAAAGCCTCCATAAAGAAGGCATATTAAAATATTTCCCACGGGATTGCCTTCTAATTGTAAAGTACCATCCCAATTCCAAAACTTTAATTTTTGAATTAAATTCGGTATTACAATCGTTCAGGTTTCCCCGTTAGCCACGTTAAGTGACCCCATTGGTAAGATGGAAAAGTGTTACACAGGCAATTTTATTTACCAATTCCACTAGTGCCATTGACAACATTAAAATAGCCCTTTCCAGTTAAAACGGCAGGATATTGCTCTGTATCATCATAATTATCTCGCCATTCTTTAATGGTATTTTTTTCAATGTCTTTGAATAGATATTCTGCGAGAGGGGACAAACGTGCAGAAGTATAACGAGGAGCAGACCAGTTTCCACTTTCCGCGAGAGTGCCGTAAGCACCATCTACTTCAACCAAAGGGTAGCGCATAGAAAATGGCTGCCCCGCGCGCATAATAACTCCAACACAAGATGAGTCACCGTGGATATACATTCTCATGGCGGAGCCAACTGCTTTCAAAGTCTTTTTAAAAGGTTTATCAGCAGTAAATTTATCAGTTTTCATACAATAGAAAATTTGCCTTGCGGACGGCTTTAAAAAATCTCGTGCGTCAACGAGAGCACGAGACTGCAAAACCGCACCAGAATATTGAGCAAAACTTTCTTCAATAATCGGTGTTAATTCCATATTACTCCTTTATTTCAGAGAAATCAATTTTACTAAATACAAAATCTTTACGAGGTTGGACATCTGTTCCCATTAAATCATAAAGCATTTGAATAGAATCATCGTCTGGGACAAGAATATCCATTCTTTGATTTTCGGGATTAAACATTGATTCTTTTGCTTTTGCTGCGCTCAATGCGCCCAAACCTTTTTCACGACTAACATCGCCTTTAATTTGCGCTCGGGCTTTATCAAATTCTTCATCGCTATAAAAATAAGAATGTTTCTTGCCATTAGTAACAACGTAAAGAGGAGAACGCAACCAGCATAATCTATGCTCTTGAATAAATTCGGGAGCGAGATATTGTAATGCAGACATAATTAGTAAGCCTATGTGATAACCCACTTTACCCAACATTTCTATTGGAGCAGACTATATGTTATTCGTCTATCGACGAAAATACTCTTTCCACTTGCGTACCAATAGCAAGTGTACTCTCCTTCCGGGAGATAGTCGTTACAGGCTTCAGTTATTAACCCAAATTTTCTCTTTCTTTTTGTATATTGGAAGGTCTTTATAGGTGCGGCCCCACAATATTTGTTGAAATGTATTATAACTACATCTCTCTTGATAGTCTTTATAAATTTCTCGCGCACTCTCGCTTACATAACGATTTCTAATTAACATTACTTCATCAGAAGTAAATTTAGCTTTATCTGCGTTACTACCATCTGTTGTATGGTGCATATAATAATCTTTATTTTCTTTAGTATATACATCCATCTTAATATCGTTCCAAGTAGAACCATCCCAGATACTCGCAAAACCGCTAAAACTAATTTTATCTTTAAATTGCTCATAAACTTCTTTTCGACGCATATGTAAATCATAACATTCTCGGATATAAGCAACTTCATTGTTTGTTAATTTTGTGCGCCCGTTATTCTCTCCACGATTATTGCCACCGCCTTCACTACAATTATAACCAAATCCTTTATAAGTATTGTAGTAAGCAATCCAATAACGTTCGCGTGCGTCTAAATCATCTAAAGAGCATTCTTCAAGAACTTCAAATGAAAAAGCTTTTTCTCCATACTTTTGGATAGCTAATTCAATTGGAATATCCTTTTTCTATTTATGCTCAGAAAATCTTCTTTCTATATTATTACTTTGTCCAATATAAGATTTTCCATTTTCAATTTTTGTAATTTTATAAATGCCTATCATTGCGGCACCTCCACAATTTAAGGCTTGGGTTAATTCTGATTCCCACGGGATCTGCTTGCCCACCAAGGGGTTTAGCTTCTCTTACCACCATAACCTTTCGGTTTAGTTGCCCGTTAGCCTTCTATTTTATAAGTAAAATGTGTAAACCATCACTATAAAATAAAGACCCTGTTGGTAAACAGTAAAGTATTTACAGACAGTTAAGTTTATCTGAATCCGCATCAGAGCAAATTGCAATTCGTCCGTAACGTAATTTAGACGAGTTATATTTCCCTGGGATAATATTCATCGCACTTAAAAGTAATTTAATTTCTTCGTTTTCAAAAATCTTATCTTCGCTATTGGATAAACAATTAATAATTTTACCTCTAATAGCTAAAATTCCATAATGCTTTTCATCTCGTGCAATAGCCATAGCTGCCGCAGCAGAATTTCCTTCTACAATTAAGAGAGTTGAATCTTGCCCAAGATATTCTGCATCAGACAATTTATCAGAAGAAAAAACTTTTCTCTTTTGGTTCTTCTCAATATCTTTAGTTGCATTTAAAACAGCTGTTCTTGCTTTTTCTGCTGCTTTTTCTGCTTTTTCTTCCTTGGTAAGAAAATCTTCAATTTTCTTTTCCTCGTTAGGATATTGTAAACAGAATTTTTCAAATCCCTCACTAAAAGCTTTACTTGCTAGTCCTCTAAGTTCGGGATTGTTAATTTTTGTTTTTGTTTGATTAGCAAAAGATGGATTAACAACCTTACAACTAACTGCATAAATAAGACCAGTTCTCGCTAATTCGCCAGTTAAATTTTTGATTTTCTTTTGAAGAGTTTTAGTAATTGAAGTTTTTAAACCAGTGATAGGAGTACCACCTTCGGCATTAGCAACACCATTCGTGAAACAATAAAAATGTTCATTGCGCGCTTTCGTCCAAACACAAGCAATTTCAACTGAATTTGTTCCATCACTTAAAAAGTAAGAAATCGGATTTTCATGAATTTTATTTGCAGCTTTTTGCATAACCAAATCCATAAGACCATTTTCACTTTTATAGGTAACACTTTGCGCTGGAGAGACAGTCTCATCTCGAAGTTCAAAAGTCAATCCTTTGGTTAGAAAACTTAAATTTTCACAAGTCTTACATAAATGCTCAAATTTAATTTCAATAGGCTCAAGATTAAAGACTTGCGTATCCGGCTTATATTTTACAAAAGTGCTGTTGGGCAAATTTTTATCATTATTCACTTCGGTATAATCGGTCATATTTCCGCGTTCAAAACAAATTGAAGCTACTCGATTATCACGAACTGACACAACTGAAAATTCTTCAGATGAAAGGCAAGTAGCTTTCGCGCCGATACCATTTAAACCAACTGCAAACTGATAATCTTTTGATGTAAATTTACCGCCAGTGTGCGCATGAGAATAAATAGCTTCAAGAACATTTTCGCCATTTTCTCTTGTTCCAAAAGGAACTCCACGCCCATAATCTCTTACAGAAATGTAATTATCAGGATAAAGTACAATTTCAATTTTATTACCAAATCCCATAATAAATTCGTCAATTGAATTAGAAATAATTTCTTGGATGCCGTTGTACACGCCTTCCATATCGTTGGAACCAAGATACATCGGGATTCTCATACGAACAGCTTCCCTAAATTGAAGCGTTTCGATAGAGTTTATATCATAACTCATTTTATCACTCCTTTTACATATATTATATCACATAATAGAAAAGAAGTCAAGAAATAATATCTTGACTTCTGAAAGTAGTTATTTTCTTTTTAATTCTTTAAAAATTAAATCACTTGGAAGAAAATTTCTGCAAATGTAAATGCTCCCAAATGACGCACCTTTGCTGACTTCCGTTTGTTTTATATCCTTAAAATATTGAACTCTTTTGTCAAATATTAAAGCTTCACAATCTTTAATATAAGGAAATCTTTTTTGCCCTTGTAAAGTTGGGAGGGGCAATAACATTGCATAAGGCTGATTCAATTCGTATAGTCTTTTTAAAACTTCGTCTTTACAAGAAAATGGAGGATTAGAAATGATATAGTCGTAAGGTTCATCAGGTTCATAAGAAAAGAAATCTTTTCCTTCGTCAATATGAGAATGAATCACTTTGTATCCAGCTGCTGAAAATACTTTTACAAATTGACTTTCTTCTTTATCAAAAGGACACCAAATGGTATAATTTGATTTATTTCCTCTATCTAAATACTATAGTAAAGGTTCTACAGCATATGCTGGAGTGTAGTATTCATCTGATTCTTTTGTACTTTTCGCTGTTAAATATCCTTTATTAGTTGGCACTTCGTTGCCTCCAAAATATTTTTCATTAGCATTGCTCTTGTCATTAATCCTACCCCGCCGGGAACGGGAGTGATATAACCAGCAACTTCTTTCACTTCGTCAAAGGCAACATCACCGCAGAGTCTGCCATTTTCTTGAACATTGATTCCAACGTCGATCACGATTGCGCCCGGTTTAACCATATCAACTGTTATAAAGTTTTTCTTGCCTACGGCTGCAATCAAAATATCGGCTTTTTGACAAATCTCTTTTAAACCTACTGTATGGCTATGGCAGATTGTCACAGTTGCATTTTCTTTAAGAAGCTGCATTGCAACAGGCTTACCAACAATATTGCTTCGTCCAATTACAACTGCGTTTTTGCCAGCAATATCAATTCCTGTTGCGTGAATCATTTCTATACAGCCAGCCGCAGTACAAGGAATAAAACCATTTTGTCCTGTAGCTAAAAGACCATTGTTTATGGTAGTCAAACCATCAACATCTTTCTTGAAGTCTATTTCATTTATTGCTTCTTGCGTATCTAAATGATTTGGAATTGGAAGTTGCAACATAACGGCGTGAAAATCTTTTGAAATGCTTAATTCTTCTAAAAACACTTCAAGAGCGTGCTGACTTATTCCTTCTCCATAATGATATAAATAACTTTCAATACCACATTCATCACAATCTTTCATTTTATTGCGTACATAAGTATTGCTTGCAGGATTATTACCAATTTGGACAATTGCAAAATAAGGTTTAATACCCAATTGCTTAATTTCTTGTTTTACCTCTTGTTTAATTTTACTTGCTAAAATTTTCCCGCTGATAATTTCAGCCATTAATTACATTCTCCTCTCTCGTATAATTCGTGGCAAAGTTCATTGTAATATAAAATTAACTCTAAATCATCTTGATTATTTGTCATTTCTATATCTTGAATATGATTTAACTTATCTCTGTAAAAATTTTTTAAACAATAAAGTGTATCAGTGTTAAATTGTGGAATTAAATCTAAATTTTTTTGTAAATTATAACTCATCTAAATAACCTGCCGCTTGTGCCGTTCTACTTCTTTCAATTTGCTCTAAGCGCACTGCCGCGAACAAATCAGAATAATCTTTGCTAAAACGTAATTTAGTCAAAAGTTTTAATCCACTCTTTTGACGGAAAATATTTGAATCAGCTTGCTTAATGTCTCCGTCAAAAAAGATTCTACTATCCTATCCACAGCGTGCGATCAAAAGTTTAACGTGTTCCTCGGTTAAATTTTGAGCTTCATTAACTAGAATAATTGAACTATCAAAGCTGCGTCCACGAGCAATAGCGATAGGAAGCAATTCGAGCTGTCCTTTTTCATACATCTAAACAACTTCTTCTCGCCCAACAATGTCGCATAAAGTACCAAGATAAGGCAAAATTTTATCAAACATTTCACCAGGCATGGTGCCTAATTCTATTGAATTTTCGTTTTGACTATTGTTTGGGACATAAACAATCTTGTTAATATTTCCTTTTTGAAGTTCTTGCAAAGCATAGCAAGTTAAAATATAACTCTTTCCTACACCCCAAGTACCACCAGCATAAAGGATAGTGGCGTCTCCATATAAAGCATCTATCAGACAAGATTGTTCAATATTGCGAGCCTAAATTTTATTACCATAACTTATTTCAATAGATTCTCTTTTTATTGGCTTAATTAAATGATTCCTATAAACGAGGACATCTTTTACATCGTCATCCTCAATAATAACTATATACTAATTTTCAAATAAAGTCAAATTAGTAAAATCATTACTATATAATTCACTAATTAATTCATTATCTTTAGGAATATATAATCTTAATATTCCCGTATAAATTTCATTATTTTTAATATAAGATTCATACTATACTTGTAAAGCTATACATTTAACTTGTAAATTAATATCATTAGTAATTAAAGTATAATTATTATCTTTACAGAGGTATAATAATTGATTATCAACAGAAAGATTATTATAATTAGAAGTGTCAATAAAATGAATTTGTGTATCTCTTTCTTCTATCTTTTCTTGGTACTTCTTTTCTTCGTCTTTCTCTGTTAGTCCGTCTTTTTCAAGTAAATCTCGCAATTTTCTTAGAACAATTCGTGCTTTCTTCGCACGTTCACCTTGTGTGACTTTAATACGATCAAGTTCTTCAAGGACTGACCAAGCAATTCCAATATCCTCGCGAGTGACAATATCTGGATAATCAATTAAAACGTTGGTATCAATTATGAACATATGATACCTCCTTATAAATTTGTACATCTATAAAGTAAAAAGTCAGCTAATCTGCTCTATTAGATTAGCTGACTTTTGATTTTTACTGTTGTTCGCCCATATATTTTTCAAAAGTACAATCTTCGATAGGAATATCATCACGCATACGAACAAGTTTAGCATGACGAAGATTACCATCAGGAGTAAACATCATACAAGTTACTTCAATGGGTTTCATCGCATAATCGGCATAATTGGCTTTTACATCATCTTCAAGACCGCTCAAAAATCCAATAGGACGAATTTCCCCTTTATCCATAACGCCAATTTCAAGAGAACCAGGAACTCCCATATAGTAATTTTTAGTAACAGGCTCGATACTTTGCCCAGCATCATATTCTTTACACCAATCACCAATTGGAAGAAGCTTGTCATTTTTGGTATCTTCCCAATATTTCCAAGAATCAAGTTCCTTACCCGTATAAAGACGAGTTGCTTTTTTCGCGCGTCCAGTAAAGAAACAGTCAATATGATGATCAAGTTCTCGTTTTACTTTAATAGTTTTCCAAGCAGTTCGTTTTCCTGGTGCAACAGTTGCAGTTTTTTTAACAAGGACGATACCTTCACCATCATGTGCAAAAACGGATTCCATTAACTCATTGATTTTAGCTGGTTCACTTTGCCAATTCGCGCAATCAATGTATTTATTATTTTTAAGAAACTTATCATAAAGCTCTTTTACTTTTTGAATACGAAATTCATAAGGCATATCCATTAAATTAGTTCCACGACAAAACCAACAATCATGAACATAATATTTCATTTTAGGATAATCTTTTTCTTGACGCTGGACAGCTTTTTCTGCTTTACACCCAAGAATTTTTCCAGCTTCTTGAGAGGTCGTGTTGGGAATATATAATTCTCCAATAAGAATAGTTCCCCAAGGAAGAGTTTTTAAAGTTTCCGCAATATGAGGAACATGAAATTGCTTATCGGAATATTCACCAGTAACGGTACTTTTGGTTCTACTTTCCATACGCATCGTACCATCAAAATTAATGACTGTACGATTATAATGTCCATCAATTTTTTCTGAACCAATATATTCATTAGAAGCGATACGAGCAATAATCTCGTTCTTCTTTTGGGTAGCAGTATATTTAGAAGTAAAATCCCAATATTTCTCAGGCTCAATATTAAATAAACTATCCATTTAAACTCCTTTATTTATTACAAAAACCAACTTTAACAAGTGCATGGCTAAATACAGCATTCATATAATTTTTATCAATGACTTTTTCGCCATGTCTTGCGCAAGCACGCATCATTTCATCAATAAATTCTTTAGTTTGTGGATGCATAGCAATACCATTACTTTTCTTTTTATTCCACCATTCTAACTCATTTTTAAAGGAAAAATTTTTCCCTTGATAAGCTCTTGCTGCACCAATATAATCGCAAAACATTTCAAAGGCGTATTCTCGAGGCATCATGACTGGATTACCGCCTTTATCAAAATTGTCTTGCCAATATTCATAATGATGAAGATTTCGCCCACGATGATGAAACCACGCTTTTGAATAACCATTTACTTTTTTGCTAACATCAATAGGTGAACTAGTGCCTTGATAATATTTAACACTTTCCCAAAATTCGACAGGAGAAAATTTACTTAAATCATGAATAATACCTTGCCAATATAAGCCAGCTTTAAAACAGTAGTATCCAACCCAATATTTATGAACGCAAATCTTTTTAAAATGAAGAAAAATATTTTTTAATTTTATTTTCATTTTCATCCTCACTTTCTTTCTTTATTATATTATATCATAAAATATAAAGGTTGTCAAATCTTTATAACAATATAATATAAGTTTTACTTTAATTTAGAAGAAAACAAAGGAGCGTGCTATCGATGGAAACTATTGGAATAGTCATTGGTGCTTTACTTGCTGTTGCTGCGGCTATCTCAACTATCGGCGGCGCATGGAAGTACATCCAACAAATGAAGCAACCTTATGAAGATTTAAAAAATAAGGTGATAAAGTTGGAAGAACAAAATAAGGCATCAAAGCGCGATTTAAATGAACTAGAATTAAGATTGCGCAGATATATTGATGAATAGAATAGTAAAACTGATACTGCAATTCATAATATCAAAGAAGATATTACTGCATTGCGCACATCAATAGAAGCAAATGAGCAAGATACTAAATTAATATTAAAAGAAATTTTTCATTTAACTTCTTATATTACTTCTGGCGATAAAGAAAAATTACAAGATTTGTTTGGTGTTAATAGTGAAATTTTAAACCATTTAATAGATCATAAATAATTTGACAAATCCGAATAAATATGGTATGATATAATTGTATTTTAAAATACCATATTTATTCGGATTTTTATTTGAAAAGAGTGATTTTATGGAAGAAATGAAATTTATTAATCCAACCAATGGGCAAATGACAAAAAGTGAAATTTATCAATTTTTACTTGATAAAATTAAAGAAAATCAAATTACTAAAAAACATAATTATAGTATTATTGTTGGTACAGATAGTCAAAATTCTTATAAAACAAAAATGGTATTAGTAATTTGTTTAATTGATAAAGGACATGGCGGCCGTTATTTTTATCATATTGATTGGTTAAATAAAATTAAAGATGTCAATACTAAAATTTATACTGAAACTGAAAAGAGTTTAGAAATTGCAAGAGAATTAAATACTTATTTACATGAAAATGGAGTGCGTGCCGAAGTTGAAGTCCATGTAGACATTGGCCGTAATGGAAAAACAAAAGATTTAATTCAAGGAATTTTAGGATGGGTAACAGCAGAAGGTTTTAAGGCTAAGATTAAAGACGAATCTTGGGTAGCTTCTACTATTGCTGATAAAATTTCTAAGTGAGGGTATATGCAGATTAAACGATAGGTTCCTAATTCAACAATTCCAAAACCACTAGGAAACGTTGATAAAAATAAATATGGCGAAATTTTTGCTACAATAGATGGACAAATTTATTGTCGTGATAAAAATGGTTATCCAAAAAGTATTGCTTCAACGGCAAAATATGCAAATGAAGCAGCAAATGCAAGTTTAGTTAATAATCATTCAGTAAATATAGATGTCCCACAAAGTGCGTCTTTTAATGATACTACTTATACATTTTCAGAAGGTACAATTAACGGAAGTTTTCGAGTTGATTGGTCTATTGCTGGCCCAACTTCAATTCGAGATTCAGGAGCCAACGTCAAAATTCACGGATTAGGAACGGCGGCATATAAAAATTCTACTGATTTCGTTTCACCAGCAGATTTACGGAATGTTAATGCAGTTACTCTTGGCGGTAGTTCATTATCAGATATTATTAATTACATTGATAAAAAAACTAATTCTGGTGGCGGAATTTGGGGTTAAAATAGAGTTGATTAAATAATTTTTTACTTTCATTTTAGAATAAATGGAGGTGGATTTATGACCCCAAAATATAAAGGCATTGATGTTTCAAAACATCAAGGAACTATTAATTGGGATTAGCTTGCAGCTGACCCTAACGTATAGTTCGTAATTATTCGCGCGGGCTATGGTAGTTATTATCCAGCTCAAGTTGACGCGCAATTTGAAACAAACTATAAACAAGCAAAAGCACATAATATTCCAGTTGGTGTCTATTGGTATTCTTATGCTTCAACAGTAAGTGAAGTCCATCAGGAGATGGCGGCATTATTAAAAACAATAGCAGGTAAACAATTTGAATATCCTGTTTATTTTGATCAAGAATATGAAAAAGACATCGTTGCTTTAACTAAAGCTCAAAAAACAGAACTGGTTAAAACAGCACTTGGTATCCTTGAAGGAAAAGGATATTATGCTGCGCTTTATTGCAGCGCAGACTGGTTAAATAATCGTTTAAACTATAATCAATTAACTTCTTATGATATGTGGATTGCATAGTATGGAACAAATTGTTCTGCCAAACTTCCATACGGAATGTGGCAATATTCATCAAAAGGAAAAGTTAATGGTATTTCTACTAATGTAGATTTAGATTACTGTTACAAAGATTATCCAAGTATAATTAAAAAAGCTGGACTAAATGGTTATAAGAAAAATAGTTCTGTTATTCCATCGACTTCAACAGCTCCAACTGTTTCTTCTACTGATTATGTATTAGATTGGCCGTTGCAAGGACAGCATGTGATTACAGCTGGTTGGTATTATTCTGCTGGCTCATTGCATTAGGCTATTGATTTAAGGGTAACTTTTAGACAACCTGTATATGCTGCTGGAGCGGGAGTAGTTAATTTTGTTTATACTTGGAACGGTAGAGTAACCAATGGCGATACAAATAGTTATGGCAATTGCATAAAGATCCTTCACGATAAAAAGTATAATGGCAAAAACGTTGAGACTCTTTATGCTCACTTAGATAGTTATGTTGTTTCAAAAGGACAAAGAGTTACGACAGGACAGTTGATTGGATATGCAGGCTATACTGGGCATGTTATTCCTGCTGGGCCAAACGGCAAGCATTTGCATTTTGAAGTCCGTCTGTCTGGCAAAAGAACTAATCCTTTAGTTTGGCTAGACGCTGATTTCACAACAAAAAATTCTTCTGTTTATACTTTTGGCAGGGGAGAACGTAGTGCAATTCGCTCAACTGAATCATCTAAACCGGCTATTCCAACTCAACCATCCATTCCTCAAAAGACTATTACTTTTAAGGATGGTCGCTGGAATGTGCGCAAAGGGCCAGGTATGGAATATGGCATTGTCGGATAGATTACTAGCCCGCAAAATGGAAAATCAACTTGTATTAACTATTCTGAAATTAAAGATCAATGGTATAAAACTGTTTATGGCTATGTAGGCCCAGCCGCGATCAAAAGCCATACATGAGGTGTATTATGAGTAAAAAAGATAAAATGCGCTTCAGTAAAAAGATAATAATTTTTACAATGGCTTGTACGGTAATTTATGCTATTGCTTATATGGTTTTATGTTATCGCATAGGACAATTACCAGATTATTCATTTAACGCTGGAATTTTTGCAGCATTGACTGCGGAGAATGGTTTTAATGCGTGGATTAAAACAGCAGAAGCGGGATAGAATAGTTCTACTAATGATGCAGTTGATTTAACTGATCCAGCTCCTGTTGATGATTCAAATGACACTGATTTATTAGAATCTGATGTTCCTATTCAAGAGGAACCTTAAAGGTGATTTATATGATTGATATTACTCCTATTTTAACTTCTGCTTTACAATTAGTTGCAGCAATTTTTACTATTATGGGAACTTTTGTAATTAAAGTTTACTTAATTCCTTGGTTAAAGTCAAAATTGACTCAAGAGTAGCAAGATCGAGTAAAAGAATATATTAAAGCTGCAATGGAAGCTGCTGAACAGCTTCAAAAGAATGGATACTTCGATGGTATTGAAGAGCAAGGTAAAGCAAAGAAAGATTATGTAATTAAACAAGTAAAAGCTTATTGTGAAAAATATGGTTTTACTTTTGACGAAACTACAATTGATACTTTAATTGAGAGTTTAGTTATTGACATTTCTTAATTTCTTGACTTTTAAATCTTAATATGATATAATGGTAACAGAAAATAAAAAATCTGTTACCATTTTTATTTAGGTGAATATATGAATCGTTTTTGGACAGTTTGTATTCCTTGCTATAATCCAGATGATAGACTCGATAATCTTTTGTAGTCAATAGTTAATTAGAATTGTTCTAATGATATTGAAGTAATTGTTATTGACGATTGTTCAACTGAAGATTTTTAGCCAATCTTGGATAAATATAAAGATAAATTATTTATTAAAAAATATGTAACTGAAATTAATGGCGGTCCAGGTCCGTCTCGGCAGCGTGGAATTGAGCACGCAACAGGAGAATGGATTACTTTTATTGATCAAGATGACGAGTTTATTTCAGATACTTTTAAATCAGTAAGAGATAAGATTGAAAAAAATCCGAATCTTACTACAATGGTAAATACGCCATTTTATATTATTAATGCAAAAACTGGAGAGACTACACAATATCTTCCAAGTGCGGATAATTGGATTCATGGTAAGTTTTATAATAGAGAGAAATTTCTTTTAAAATATAATATTCATTTTTGTGAAGATTTATATTCTCATGAAGATATTTATTTTTCTACTCTTGTAAAAGGTATTTTAAATTGTTGCCATTTACCTTATCTGCAATGTGACGTACCAACTTATAATTGGTATACTTATGGTGATTCTTTAAGTCATAAGCCAACTGAAACTGGATTAAATTATTTGGAAGAATATTATGGAGAATATATTGATTCTATTCTTGAACCAGTCATACAATTAGATGAAAAGTATCATGATGAAAGTTTCGTCCAGAATTAGCTGCTAACTTTACTTTTATTTGGTTATTTTTATATTCAAGGTTTCCTTTATTATAATAGTTAGAATTTTAAACGTGATAATTTTACGAAGTTTAAACAGTTACTTGATTATACAGAAAAACGTTTGAATACTAATAATGATTAGATAATTGAATGGACATATAGGAATCCAGCAACATATTTTGATATTCGAGAAAAAGCCGCAGGTGGAACCGGACCAATGATTGAAACTCATTCTTATGCTACTTTCATTAATATGATGAATCCACCTCAATAGGATGTAAATGATAACAAAGAAAATTGATAGCGTAGGCCGCATTGTAATCCCAATGGAATTACGAAATAGTTTAGGCTGGAAGTCAAATGACGAGATTGAATTATGTGAGCAAGATGGAAAGTTGGTTTTAACAAAGCATATTATTAAGCGAGGACAATGCGCAATATGTGGAAGTAAGGAAAAACTTCTTTCTATTGAGGGTATTAATATTTGCTTAAACTGTGCGGAAAAGATAAGCCAAAAAATAAAATAACAAAAGAAAAACAAAAAATAATAAGAATTCAAAATAAGTTATGCCGATTTAGGCAAATTTATTAAAGAGGATTTTTATTATGAAATTTGCAATTCTTTTAAAACTGGAATATTTATTGGAAAATTTTGAAAGTATTAATTCTTTTACAGTAGTAACTAAAATAAATAGAGAATTTGATTCTAATTATTTAGTTATTATTCATATGAATTCTAAATACTTTACTAAAGAAGAATTAAATAATTCTTTAGCTGATTATTTTAAAAATTTACCCATTGAGTATTCTATAATAGTTGACGAGGGGTAAAATACCCCTCGTTTTTATTTTGAGGTGATTAAATGCCTAAATCTAATCATTATGGACGATTTTATAATAGTGGATTTTATAAAATATATAAACCTAAAGCAAGAAAAGAAAATTTATTTTTTGTTTTTGAACATGGTACAACAGAAAAGACATCTTATTCAGGAACAAAAATTAAAACTTTAAAAAAGCGTTTATTAGATTCTATTCGAGCTGCGGAATAGATTAGTTTATAGACAGAGTACGGATTAGTTACAGAATTATGTTCTCATTTAGATAATGATTCAAACTTAGCAAAAACGATTAAAGAATATTTAAAAGCCGATGCCAATTATTCTGAAATTTAGGATATTATTCAAAAAGGCGGGGCAACTTCTCAAGCAGAATTAATGCAGTTTTTTAACAGTCGTTATTTTAACACAATGGCTGGCACACTTACTGCGGGAGATATTGTTATGAACTCGCGCGGTGAAAAAGATTTAACTGATGCTTTTTGGAGAAAATTACATCAAGATACTTGGGGTCTTTAGACTGCGGCGTCAAAAGCTGTAACTTATCAAGAAGCATTTGAGAGAATGAAAAGTAAATGGAAAACTTATGGTTATACTCAAAAGGGAAATACTTGGTCTGTTGTTGGAGATTATTTTGGCTCTATGGGGCAAGCATTCCAAGAAAGTGGTTTGGAAGATGAATTATTAATTTATTTTATGTCAGAAATATCTAAAGGTAAAAAAACACCAGATTAGATTAAAGCTCTAATAGCCTAGGGAGATTAGGCTAAATTTGAGATGCAACGAACTGACAAAGGAGATTTAACTCAAAAGCATGGTCAATTTCAAGAAATATTAGCTAATATTTTAAATGAATTTTATTTACCATAGATTTATGGACAGCTAGGTGTTGGAGTTACATTAACTCATACAGGTAATGATTCAAGAAAATATTCTAAAATGGATTTATCTTCTGGTAAATTAGTGAGAGCAGATGAGTACAATGTTGGTTAGACAGATTTAAAAATTAATTTTGATTTTAATGATACAAGTAAATTTTCTTCTAAATACTAGGTAAATATTAGTGCTAAAATGAATCAAGGTTTTGCGCGTTTAGAAAATGAAGAAAAACGACATACAGACAAATATTTAACTCATATTTATAGTGGTGGCACTTTAGGTTCTGCATTAAATAGAATTTATAGTAGTCCTGTTTTTAGTGAAACTGGAATGCTGACAGAAGATAATTTTATAGATTTAGCTTATCTTTTGATAAATGCTGCACAAGGTGGTATTTCTGAAAATAATAAAGATCAAGCTGTTTAGGCTTATAAAGCAGCAATTTCTTTCGTTGGGATGGAAGAAATTGGAAACACTTTAGGTTTTGATTCTAGTAAAACTGGTAAAAATATAAAAGTTGCAGGTTTAGATATTGGAGCTTCTACCGTTGTTAATTTATTTTTGATAAACGGTAAATATATAACTGCTTCGGCTTTCTTTTCTGCTTTATATGATTTTATCAATGATAATGAAACAAAAGCAATGTCAACTAACATTACTTTTGCTAAGACTTTTGATGAATCTGAATTAACGACTTCTTTAGAAAATCAAAGAATTTATTCTCAAGGTTATTTAAATTTTATAAATAGTAATAATTTAGGTTCTCAGAAATCTCATAATAATTTTACTTTTACTCAAGGTGATCCTGTAAAAGTCAGAGATTACATTATGTCAAAAACTAAAGCCCAAGAATTTAATATTAAATGGACAACTTTTTGGAGAACTTTTTCTGGCTAAATTCTTTGACTTTTTCTTAATTTCGTGCTATAATAATTATAGAAAGTTAAGAAAGATACATACTTAAAAGGAGTATATTTAATATGAAGAAATTTTATTGCTGCGATTATTGCGACGAGCTTTTTGAGACTGAAGCTGAGTGTAAAGCTCACGAAGCAACTTGCTCTGAAAAGAAAGATTATGATGAGAGCCGTAAGATGGACAAGGATTCTCTAATTCTTCATCTGCGCGAGTTCATTGAGGAAGTTGAAATCTTCAATGAAGCCTATGGCGCAGACATTATGGAAGAGTTGCTTAACGATTTCTACGATGGAGAGCTTAATTTTAGCACTTGCGAAGATGTCCGTGATGACAAGTGTGACTGTGACTGCGATTGTAGCTGTGATGAAGGGCTTGATGAAGAAGATTTTGACGAAGACGAAGATTTCTTCGATGACTTTTTCGGCACTTCTCATGTAAAGGACGCAGAAGAGCGTCTTGAGGAAATCCTTAAAGATTGTTGTGATAAAGATAAGGAGTATACTTTTTATCTTAATGGCAAAAAGGTAAGTAAAGAAGACCTCAAGAAAGAGCTTGCTAAGATTTTTTCTACTAAAGTTGTTCCCGCGGCAAAAGATGCAACTAAAACTGCGGTAAAAAAGACTGATGATTTTTTGAGTGCAATTCTCGAAAAGCTAGATAAGTAATTTAATGGGAGAGACTAATTGTCTCTCCCTATTTTTTTATTATATAATATTTAGTACTTTTTTACTTTAGTCTTAGATAAAAAATGGAGGGATAAAATAGATGGCTAATAAATACTATCTTGACCCTAGTAGAGCTGGCGGTTAGCCAGTTCAAGAGTTATACGATACAATTAATTATCTATCTGGAATGTCAGCAAGTGGTACAGCTTCAACAACGACCATTGTCTATGACACCCAAATGGAATTTACTAATAATGTAATATTTTCTTGTCCAACAACTTTCTCAAAAGAAAATACCTTTACTGGGAATTCAACTTTTTCTGGTAATGTTTCTCTAAAAGGAGAAAACGAACTTTCTGGAACTTTAGAAACAACTCCAGGTTCTACCTTGAATATTGCTGGCGGGATTAATTCTTCTGGAGCAAATACCTTTTCAGGAAAAACTTCTTTTACCACTAATCCAGTTACTATTTCTAACGGTTTAAATGTTAGCGGCCCCGCGAAATTTACTGGTTCTGCATCTTACTCAGATACTATTGATTCAACAGGTACTACTAATTTAAATGGTACTTAGAATTTAGGTGGCTCAACAACTAACATTACTAGTGGAACATTAAATGTTTCTGCATAGACGGTTTTTAGCAACGATGTAACTTCAAATAAGAAACTTACTGTTAATAATGAATTACAATCTAATTCATTATACGTTAAAAACAATATTAGAGCAGATGGCTCTATCACTGGTTCCCAAGTTTTTGGTTCTGTTTTTAATGATTATGCTGAATTTTTCCCACGCAGTGGATATACAGAACCGGGTGATATTATTGCTCTTGACATGGATTCTGAAAAAGAAGCCTATAAGCGTGCATCAGCTGGTGATAAATTATTGATTGGCGTTCATTCTAATCAATTTAGTCATTTAATTGGTGGTGAAAATCCACCAGAAGGAAGAAGTTTTGTCGAATATAATATCAACAAATATATTCCTGTAGGACTTGCTGGACGTGTCAAAGTTAAGGTTTTAGCGCCAATAGAAAAAGGTGATAAAATAACTATTAGTGCAGTACCAGGAGTTGGTAAACGCGCAGAATATGGCGATCAAGTAATTGGTTACGCTCTTGAAAATTATGATGACGATTTAAATATCGGCATGGTTAATATGAAGATTATTTAAGGAGATTATTATGGCTATTAGATTGTATTCTGAGAGCTATGATGGCTCTTTATTAGATGCTTCTAATGAGGGTTTTTCAACTTACCATAATATAGTTACTTATCAAACAAAACATAATACCATTTATTTAAAAGCCGATGATAATAAAAGATATACTTTAATAGAACTTTCATTACGAGGTAAAACTTATTTTCTTCAATATACCATTAATGCTTCTTAGGCTTATTTAGATTTAACGAATATTGGTGGAATCGCGCCTGGAAGTATTTTAAAAGTTGATAATGAAGAAATTTTAGTTGAATCGGTTAATTATTCAACTAAGAGATTAACTATATCAAGAGGATACCATTCTACAATTTCTGCGCCGCATAATTCTTCAACGAAAGCAACTGTTGTTACGGATTATACTCAACTTTATTCTCTTGATTCATTAGGCAATAAAACTATTATGTCTTCTGGTATTCTCAACAGTAATATTGATCCTATTGTTTTATTAGAAGATATTGACGATGAACAAACTTAGTTTTTAATTGCTGACGTATTTGATTGCGCGGTGGGCGACGAATTTACTGATGGCGTAGAAAATTTTGTTATTCAGGATAAACAAGAAAACGGAGTTAATTTTCTTGTGACGGTCAAACGTAGTAATGCAGTCTCGCATTTAAAAGGAGAAGTATTTTCTCTTTTCGCAATTCAAGATGATAAATATCATCATTGTTATTATTCAACTTCTCCAATCCGCGGTTCGTCAGTAGGAGAAAGGAATGATATTCAATTAATTCTTGATTATGATTGCGAAAATCAATCTTATTCTTCTTCTTTTGATTTAAAAACCATTACTCGTTTAGCTATTATCGGTACTATTGGAGACTCTATTACTGCTGGACACGCTGCGTTCCGTGCAGAGGATCATAAAGGTACTTATTGCTGTAATGGAGTAAGTTACGCTAATGATAATACTTCTGAAGATGTAACTTCTCAGTATCAATATTGGCTTAGTTATAGGCTTGGCAAAAATTATAATGTGTATAATTATGGTACAGGAGAAGAAGTTGGCTATCAAGTTAAAAATCGTTTTGAAAAAGAAATCCTTTCCTTGCATCCAGATTATACAATTATTCAATGTGGGACTAATGATCTTTCTTTATTTAATGGCGCAACTGCGGTTTCTGGTATTGATTCAAGTTCAACAATGGATGAATGGATTTTTGCTGAAACTCCAATTGTACTTGAAAAGAACGGTATGCGAACAACCTATTATGGATTAGTTCCAGCGGTAAAAGCAATGATTACTTTGGCACTTAACAATGAAGTTGTTCCAGTAGTAGGAAATCTTTTACCTCGAAATGGTTTAAGCGCGGACATGAGAAAAGCATTTGATGCTTTCAATAATTGGCTTAAAGATTATGTAGCATCTCTTGATGGCGTTTATATGGTTGATTTTTTCAATGCTCAAGAAAATGGGGAATATTTAAGAGAAGATCCTACCGATCCTACTAATTATCGGATGAATGATATTTATTCTTCTGGCTCAGAATTAAATGCAGATGGAACAATTAAAAAATCTGGTGACGGTATCCATTTAAATTCGAATGGTTATCGTATTATGGGTTATTGCTTAAATATTGATGTTTTATTTGATGCTTCGGTAGAAGGATTTAGTCTTTATTTAAAACCAGATGCTTCAATAGAACCACTTGAAGGACAATTAGATGTAACAACTAATAAGTTTATATATAAAATTCCTTTTAATCTTGTCCAATTAAATAAAGAAAAGATTGCGACAAGATACCTTTATAACAAAGGCGCGCTCAATGAACTTTGTTACATATATCCAAATTCTAATGATGATTTAGATATAAAACTTGTTCAAAACGGGCAAGAAAAAGGACTTATTGCTGAAACTCTTGCGCCAGGTAATTTTTTAGAAATAAAGTTTAAAGTAATCGCTAAAGGCAATGCGACGACTGGTCAAATTATTGTACTTGGACGACCAATAGAAACCCTATAAAAGGCGGTGATATAATGGCAGCTCAATTAGATTTTTATAGTTATGATGAAACAACCAAAATATCGACCGCGCTAAATGGAACTTATAGCTTAGGAGATATTTTTAAAGGTGCTTCTGGTATAGGAGCACTAAGAATTTATAATTCTGGAACAAAAACAGCTGTAAATCCTACTGTTTCTTTTGAAGCATATAATAATAATACTTCAATTTTAGATTGGAAGGGATTATCTTTTAGTAAAGATTATGATTATGATAAAACTCTTTCTCTTGAAAATATTGCGCCAGGAGAATTTGCAATTGGTAAAAATATTTACGTCGAAGATTTCGATACTTATGATTATCAATCTGCACAACCAATAGCAGGCGACGATTGGGAAACATGGCACAATTCTGCATCAATTGATCCTTGGTACGCTTATTCAAAATCTTTATATTTTTATGGGGTAGATTCTCGATTTTCTAATCTGCCAGAAAATACTGACACAACTGCAATTTTAACGCCGTCTGAAAATATTTTAGGAAAAGCAAAAGATTTTACTATTTCTGCAACAATGAGTTGCCTAAAAAATTCTTTTATTGGATGGATTTTTAGAGACAATTATATTGTTACAATTTCTGGAATAAGAGAAGATTTTAAAGATACAATTTATTAGCTTGGGCATCAATATGCTTTATAGATTTGGTATGGCGATCCAAAGAAAAATAAAGCATGGTGGACTCCTCTTGAAGATTTTGATTTAGGAAACTCTGTAAATGGCACAAAGATTACTCTTTCTCTTGAAGATAAAGATGGCATTCCAGTCTTTAAAATTTGGTTGGATACAACAGACACAACTAAAGACCCATCATTTGTCTATGTCTTAGAGAAAGATAAACGTAAATCTTGTTATTCTGCAGTAGAATCTATTCCAAAAATTATTGGCTATGAGCCGATTTCTGCTAATATGTCCAATATGGTTATTGATAATATTAAAATGGTAACTAAAAATGATTTAGGTATTATATATCTAAGAAGCCAAATTCCATCAGATACTAAGTTATCTGGTACTCAATATTTTCTTCTTGATATAGATTATGGTTCGGAGGATTAATAAATGAGTGTAAAATTATAGTTTTATGATGCGGCTTCTAAACTCTTAGATACCACTATTGGATTAGATTTAGGAAAAGTCCGCAGAGGCTACGATCATATTTCAACTATTTATGTTAAAAACGATGGCAATGAAGCCGCGCAAAATGTAAGTATCACTTCAACAGCAGAAGATAGTACAAATGCAGATTCTGTATTGGCTTCGAATTGGTAGACTTTTAGCTTAGACGGCAAAACTTATTCTTCAACTCTTGATTTGGGAGTTGTAGAAGCGGGAAAATTTGCCACTGGACAAGATACTACTGCCGATTCTTTTAAAGATACAAGTTCAAGTATTTTTAAATATTTGCTTGGAAGCGCAAAACAAGATTTTACTCCACCTATTTTAACTTATTATCAAGATGATTCTACTTCTCAATCTTATGGAAGAAGTCAACTTGCTCTTGAGAACGCAAAAAATATTGACTTTTCTTTTAAAATGGGTTATACTTATAATAAAGAAACATTTAATAGCTTACCATCAAATTAGCAAAATGTTTCAATGGCCATTTTTGCAGCTCGCATAAATGGTATGGGCAATCCAAAAGACAATGATAATACTGGATATTTAATTGAATTTTTCACTAGTCCTAAATATGAAAATAAATTTCAATTAAAAATTACAGTTGGCGGAAAAGGTATTGCTGGATAGTCAGACAGAAGCTACGGCACAATTATTGCAGACACTGGCTCAACTTGGCTTGACTATTATCCTCTTTTAACAAATTTTAGAATTCGTCTTTATAATAATGAGAATGGAGTTCCTTGCTTTGAATTTTATAAAGATAATGAGCAGATTGATTTATATAAATTTGCATGGAATTCAAATAAAACAAGCACCAGCCGCACAAATGAAAAGGTAAAAGTTCTTGAGGATTCTGATAAAACTTATACTACTGGCGGAAAAACTTATTTTGATGTCAATTTGCAAAAAGGCTCTTTATCTTATCGTTTATCTGATTTTACTATTAGCTATGACAATGTGAAAGCTCCAATTTATATCAAAACTCATATTGATGATTCTGGTATAAATGGACAAAAATATACTAGCACAGCTACATTAATTTATCAAGATTGAGGTGATTATTATGGGAATTTAGCTTCCAATAAAATTACCTACTACCTTAGATAAATACAAAATAGGAATTTAGCTTCCTATTAGATTACCTTTTAGAATTAACCGTGTTAAGAAAGATGATATTTATTATCAAAAGAAATTAAAAATTAGTTCTATTCCTCAAAAAAGTATTGGCAATAAAGTCTTTTTAAGAATTAGTGAACGTCCATCTGGCGCGCCGAATTTCTTACCTATTTCAGAAACAGTTTGGGCTTTCCCAGGTTTAATAGTTAGTGAGAATATTGTTTCCGCGCGGAAAAATCAGCTACTAATTGATGAAAAGATCTATAGTCAAATTATTGCTTCTTTTGAGTTGATTAGTCCGACTCAATTAAAAATTAGCTGGACTGGTTCAAGAGTTCCGCGTGTTCAAGTATATATTAAATCTCTCGAATCGGAGAATTATACTTTATACAACACTTACGCTTGGAACAGGGGTAATGTTATTATTCCTTTACAGAATCAAAATTATTATATTCGTTTAATTGGAATTAATGATTCTGGTTCTTCGGAAACTTATTTAATTAACGCTCCTCTTGAAATAGGTATCCAACCAGAACTGAATATGGTTAATTCAATAGATAAAATTTATAATATTAACGTTTCTTACACATCTGAGTATAAGATAGAAGTGGAGTACTAATATGGCAGATGCTTATGAATTAGACGAGAAAGACATTCAAATTCAATCTGATTCGTCTAAGAATACATTAATGACTGCTGAGGAAATTTATAAAAAGTTAGGGTGTGACGCGCTTGAATGATGAAATTTTGAATATCATTGAAAGCGCCAGAAAATCTCATAATAATAAACAGGCGTTGTTCTTAGAGAAGTATATTGATTATTACAATATGCCAATTAAGGACAACGTTATTTTATATGAGTCATTTGCGGGCGCGGGTATGATTGATAGTCCTTACGCAATTTTTTTGGAATTTTTGCGTAATAAAAGATTTGATGATTATATTCATGTTTGGGTAATTAATAATTTTGAAAATAATAATTTTAGACTATTGGAATACGCAGATAAACCAAATGTAAGATTTATTTTATATGGTTCAGATGATTACCTTAAATATATTTCAATAGCATGCTATTTAATTAATAATAATACTTTTCCTACTTATTGGACAAAGAAACCAGGACAAATTTATGTAAATACTTGGCATGGCATCCCGCGTAAAAAACTATTTTTTGATATTCCTAATAATAAAATGAATACTGGAAATGTTATGCGGAATTTTTTAAGTGCTGATTATTTACTTGCTAGTGATGATTCAATAGAAAACATGTATTTAGGCGCTGCGAGACTTAATGGTTTGTGTAATAGTAAGATAATCCGTACAAAGGATTTTAGAAAAGAATTAATCATCCCTAAAAGACAAGTTTTTAAGCAGCTTGATATGGTAGGAGTGATGGATTTATCAAAAGAAAGAAAACCAATCGCTTTGTATGCCCCCACTTGGCGCGACGGAAAATATTCTATTGATACTGAAATTATTCGAGAATTGGGAAATTACGGTTATCGTGTTTTAGTTAAAGCACATCATGTAGATTATGAAAATAGAGCAAAATATATTCCATCTTCTATTGATATAAATACTTTATTTCCAATTTGCGATTTGTTGGTGACAGATTATTCAAGTGTTTTTTATGATTGGATAAATTATGGTGATAATCCAGTTATTTTTTATGCACCTGATTATGAGGAATATTGTCAAAAGCAAGGATTATACCAAGACTTTCCATGCGCGCCCGCAAAGAATATTGAGACTTTTAAAACATATCTTGAGAATCTTGATGATTATTGGGAGAAAGTTCAAAAGCAAGTTTGGGAACAAGGGGGTAATGTCTGGACTAATAAAGATATAAATATTCATGAATTTTTAATAAAGCTTTTAAGTGAAATAGATTTTAGTACATTAGAAACAGACAGTAAAAAACGCTTGCTGTTTTACGCCGGAGATTTTAAGCCAAACGGAGTTACATCTTCTATTCTTTCTTTATTCAATAGAATTGATTACAATAAATACGATGTTTCGCTTATCCTTTTGAAAAAAGATAATTCAGATTATTTGGATAAAATAAATGAAATTAATCCTAATGTCCGTTTACTTGTCCGCGCGGGGACATATAATCAAACATTACTTGAGCGTTGCGCGAATGAAATCTGTCTTAAAAAAGGAATAGATTCTTTTGAATTAGATAAAATGTTTCCTCGTGAGCTTTACCGCAGAGAATGGAGACGTTGTTTTGGCGACACTCATTTTGATGCGATAATCAATTTTACTGGTTATAGTCCTTTTTATGCTTATTTTTTTGCCTATGGGATTAAAAATAATCTTCCCATTACTCAAAAAATTATTTGGCAACATAATATAATGAAATTAGATCAAATGAGAGAAATTGATGGTAAATATCCTTTAAAAGATTCTCTTAATGCAGTTTATTCCACTTACTCCATGTATGATAAAATAGTTTCTGTTAGTGAGCAATGCTTAGAAGCTAATAAAAAAGATTTTCCTTTTTATGGATCTAAGATGGTATTAGTTCATAATTTTATTGTTCAACCTTATGATCTATTTGAAAAATTAAATTCTAAATACGCAAATTTTGAGCCACATTCTTTTTCAACAGAAGCAGTTTATTTGAATGTTGCACGTCTTTCTCCTGCAAAGAATCAACTTAATTTGATTAAGGCTTTTAAAGATTTTCATATAAAATATAATAAAACTCAGCTTTATATCATGGGCGATGGAGAATTAAAAGATAAGATTCTCAAAGAAATAAAAGATTGTGATTTCATTCATTTGATTCCATATAATAAAAATCCATTTGCTAATATGATAAACGCGAATTATAATATTCTTCCATCTGTCTATGAGGGACAAGGACTTTCTGTAATTGAAGCGAAAGTACTTGGTAGAAAAACTATTGTTACAGACTTCGGCGCGGATAAGGGAGTAACGGATATAGCAGATATTTTAATTCATGGGACAGATGAGTACGCTATTAGAGCTGCACTTGAAGATTCGATTCATTCTTGGGACAAACCTGTTATTGAATTTGACCCATATAAATACAATGAAGAAACAAAAAAGGAGTTTGACTCTCTATTTTGAAAACTGTCTTAACTTATGGTACTTTTGATTTACTTCATCAAGGGCATTTAAATCTTCTTCTTCGCGCGCGAAGCATGGGAGATAGATTAATTGTAGGTTTATCAACAGATAAATTTAATAGAGATAAAGGAAAAGAATCTTACTTTACCTTTAGTTAGAGGAAAGAATTACTATCTACTCTTGATTGCGTCGATTTAATTATTCCAGAAAATAGCTGGTGGCAGAAAAAACGCGACATAATGAATAATCAAGTAGATATTTTTGTCATGGGAGACGATTGGAAAGGCAAGTTTGAATCGCTTCGTGACTATTGTAGCGTAATTTATTTACCTCGCACCGAAAATATATCTAGTACCGATATAAAGGAGGAGATAAATAGTGCTAATACCAGAGTATAAAAAGACAGAATGGATTGATAACGGTCCAGAGTATAATCAAGATAATTTTAATAATTTTGAGAATCAAATTGAAAAGTTAAGCAAATATGATTCTTACCATCAGAGGCAAGTTTATTTGATGGGTTAGAAGTAGTATAAGCTTCGTACTTTTACACAGTATTGCTGGGATACTCTTGCGGATACTCATTTTAAGATTGCGATGTGCGGAGACTCTGTTTGGTTTGGCTATAATACTTTAAAATCAACAGGTGTTAATGATGATAGTAATGCAACAAATTATTATACTGGTAACGCAAATGAAAGATTGGACACATCGACTGTAATTGCTGTTCCTACTACTTTTACTTATCCAGATGGTATGTATAAAGACAATAGAAAAGGAACTGCTTCTGCTTTTGATCGTACCTTAAAGAAGAGTGGCAGTACTCGTCAATCTAAAGTGCGTCCGCCAGAAGTAATGATTGAAGCGCTCAATGAAGTCTTTGGTAAGGGTATTAAAGACGGGCAAGAATTTGATAAGTTTGAGCTTGTAAGCCAAATTTATACTGGTGATGATGCCTATTGTGCATATAATCGTTGGGGTGCTTCTGGTGCAGATATTTGGATGTGCAATCTTGGTATCAATGACGCAAGTGCAGATTTTGTCAATAGTGCATATAAAGGTCATGTTGATGAATTTTTTAAATATTATACTGCTTTAATTGAGCGCGAGCTTGACAATGGAACTCCTTGCGTAATTATTACACCAGTTCTTCAAACTCAAGCTGCTTCTTATGATTTTGATAAACGCCAGCAAGTCATGGCTTATGCAGAAGTTCTTCAAGAGATTGGCAAGTTGTATGGTATTCCAGTCATTGACGGAAGTGACTTTAACCGTAATTTTAATGGTAATCAATGTATTGATTTTACCCATATGACCAATGACGGTAATAATACAGTTGGCAAAGAGATGGCGTCATTGTTTATTGCTGGATACTTAGGACGTCCATTAGTTGTTGAAGATGGCTTGTTCTTATCCACTCGTGTTCAACAAGACAATATTAATGTGCGTGGTAATGCTGTTATTGATTATTCAAAGCATTCTCCAACAATGCCTACTCTATTAAACAGTCCAGACCTTTATGCAACTGAGCCAAGTCGTGAAAATATGGGCTTGACTGTTTATATGAATTATCCATTAAGTAATAATGAAACCGCGAAAATTGTTGACGGACAATTAGTATATAATACTCCAGATGGGCAAAAGATTGAGTTTAATTTGGATAATTTTCCTTATTATAATGTCTTATGGCGTCAAGCTGATTTGAAAGCGCGCTCAGATATTAATAGTGCAGTAGCGAAGATTGCATCTCCTATTGCTACGACTTATGCTGCTGATGTAGCTAATGCTGCGACAGATTCTTGGGATTCCGAAAAGATGGTTGAGACCAAAGTTTATGGTGATGCTTATTGGGCAATGTATGAGAAAGTTTATTCTCTTTGCTACAATAATACTCAAAATCTCGCGGCTGGAACTACCTATTGGATGGATAATCCTAATTCAATTCCATCAACAGTTAAAGGTGATAGCAAATATAGCTTTAGTTTTGCAAAAGATATTAGTTTAGGGACTACTTATGCTGATATTTATGCAAATCAAATTGTTGAGCTAACTAAGCGTCATACTAATGCAAACAATCAGCAAGATGATGGGGCTATTTATTATAGTTTTTATTGTCCTCAAGATGGAATGGTTGCAGTTCCTTATTTGTATGCAAGTGCTTCTTCTGTTTATACGGATGCTGAAAAGCAAAGCAAATTTAAGGTTGATTTAGCGCTTGACTTTGGCGCAACTCAAGGTTGCCCGCAGAATACATTCGAATGGAATAATGAAGAAAGTTTAATTGTAGATGACGGTGATGAGCACGCGACCAATGGAATTAGTGTCCCGTCTACTTGCTCTATTGAATGGAGAAATTTGAGTAATAAAGGTTATTATTCAAAATTCCAAATTAGGGATTATACTGCTCCTGTAATTGATATAGTGTCAAAAGGTTGGCACTCAATTCGCATTAATTCCGCGGCTGCTTCTACTTTTGAATTTTATGGATTGCAATTCCTTGATCGCCACACTTACAATTCTTGGATAAAAAGCTAGGAGTGATTTAAATGGCACAAAAAATAACACTCCAACAGAATGATAATGGTATCAAGTTATTATTCACTATATCTAAAGACAAACAAGTCTCAGATATAACCAATTCAAAAATTAGAATTAAATTTGCAAATCCTTCGGAAGGAACAGAGTTTTGGAAAGAAGCTAAAATTGTAGATGCTGAAAATGGATAGGCTCAATGTGTTTTATTTAAAAAAGATATTGCTGGGATGGGAACTTATTAGACCGAAGTTGAGACGACTTATCCAAATGGAGTTCGTCTTTCTAGTAAAAATCCATTTTTAGTTACGATTGTTCCAGAGATATTTGAAGAAACTCAAGAAGTAGTTGAAGATTTTCCCGACTACAAAGACGAAAATTTAGAATAAGTTTTAGAGCATAGAGAAATCTATGCTCTTTTTTATTGACAATTTTAAATTCTTATGCTATAATTATTATAGAAAATGAGAAAGGAGATAATATGGAAATCAAGAAAGTAGAATATATTGTCTGCCTAAAAGATGATTTTTTTATGCCTATGACTACTATTAACCGGCAATTTTGTGGCAAGTTGGAGAATATTACAGATAGCAGATTTTATTTTAGACTAAATGGAAGTAATGCGATAGTCATTATTCCTCATTGTAAAATTGAATGGATGGCTCCTAGTAAGAAACTTTGGGAGCGAGGATGTAGAAAAGAAGATATTTGACAAAATGTGGTAAGTGTGCTATAATAATTATAGAAAACATGAAAAGGAGTAAATTCTATGTTCGATAGTTTTAATAAAATGTTCCGAAAGGTTCCTGCCGGTTGGTGCCGTCTTAGTTTGACTGGTGGTATTGCAGTTAAGACTTCTAACGGCTATAAGACTTATGATGTTGCAACTGGCAATCTTGTCAACTGCTCTGATTTTGTGCTTGATGTTGGCGATGAAATGTTTTTCTGCATTCCGACCAATACGCTATTTAAGGGCGATATTATCCTTGTGAATAACAAGCCTGCCGCGGTTATCAAGGTTGAAAATAACCAGATTACTGCTTTCCGTTATGAAGATTCGACTATTGTAACCATTGTTCCCGAGCATCTGGTTTTCCTTGGTAATACTTATTTCTATTCTAAGATTGTTTCTATGTTTGGCGGCGCAAATGGCACCAGTGTTGATCCGAAAAACATTATGCAGATTATGATGATGTCTGAGATGCTAAAGGGTTCTGGTTCTGGTGATAATAAGATGATGGCTTTTATGGCAATGTCTATGATGGGCAATAATAATCCTTTTGCTGGGCTGATGAATGCTATGAATCCCATTGCCCCTATCACTACTACTCCGGCAGTAATGACTACTCCTGTTCAGACTGCCGTTCCTGCCGAAGCAGCGACTGCTAATAACGAAAATACTACTGTTTAATTAAAGAAAGAGGTATATTTATGGGTGGAGGTTCTTGGACCGCGCAGAGTTATACTGCGTATCGTTCTACTACTAAAGCGTGCAGCATGGATAAACTTAATGCTGCCTCTGTCTACGATATTTATGAGCAGAGGAGCCTTAATCAGGCACTCTCTCCAATGAATGTAATGCGTGAGGCTTGCGATTCTGAAGAGCATCCTAATAGTCTGCCGGTTATTATCGGTCTTGATGTAACTGGCTCTATGGGTAGTGCTTCTGCTCGCTGTGCACAGAAACTGAGCGATATTATGACCGAAGTTGTAAAGAAAACCAAAGATGTCCAGTTTATGTTTATGGGTATTGGTGACGTTGAGTGTGATCGTGTTCCTATCCAGTTGACTCAGTTTGAAAGTGATGTCCGTATTGCGCAACAGATGGAGAAGATTTATTTTGAAGGTGGCGGTGGCGGCAATGGCTACGAGAGTTATACCGCTGCATGGTACATGGGTAGCCGTCACTGTAAGTTGGATTGTTGGGCAAAAGGTAAAAAGGGTTTGATTATTACTTTAGGCGACGAGCCGCTTAACCCTATCCTTGAAGCCTATGGACTCAAGAAAGCAACTGGCGATAGTCTCCAGGCTGACGTCAAGACCAAAGAGCTGTACGATGAAACTGCGGAGAAATATGATATTTTCCACATTTCTATTGATGATCCGTCTAGCAGCTATGATTATCGCGCGAAGAGGATTGACGAGTCTTTTGAGAAGATTCTCCCCACTGGTCATTATAAGGTAGCTACTCTTGAGCAGCTCCCGAATTTGATTACGGCTATTGTCGAGGGTCATTATAACGGCTTTGAGACTCTTGAAAGCGCGGAGCCGACTAGCGAAGACACCGCTTGGACTAATTGGTAATTAAAGAAAGGATTAACCGTGAAAGAAGTAAAAGTAGTTATTGGCGCAAATTATGGCGACGAAGGCAAGGGTCTAATGACCAATTACTTTGCACGTCAAGCTGATAAGAAGCATAAAAAATGTCTGAATATTCTTTTCAATGGCGGTGCTCAGCGTGGGCATACTGTAGAAAATGGAGATTTTCGTCACGTTTTTCATGCTTTCGGCGCAGCGTCATATCAAGATGTAGATACCTTTTACAATTATCATTTCATGGTTAATCCTTTTATTTTTCTTTCTGAGAAAAAGGAATTAGAGGAACTTCACGTAAATCGTGGGCGAACTTGGGTTGACTGGGATTGTGAAATCACGACCCCTTATGATATTTTATTTAATCAGGCTCTTGAGCAATCAAGAGGGAAAAGTCGTCATGGGTCGTGTGGTTGCGGGATTTTTGAGACTTTTAATCGAGTAAATAAAGGATTTCATTTTACTTGTAAAGAACTTTTTATGTCTTTTGGTGAACTTTATAGTAAGATTAAGTTTATTCGAGATAAGTATTTTGCTGAAAAGCGAATGAAAGAAACGGATATTATTTTTACAATGGAGTGGCGTGAAAACTTCTTCAGTGAGATTACTCTTGCTAATTTTGTAAAAGACTTAATGGATTTTAAAAAGTCTGTTTATTTTAGTTCTTTGAATGAAATTTCAGATTATTATGATATTTTAATTTTTGAGGGCGGACAAGGACTTGCTCTCGATATGGATAATAAAAAAGATTTTCCGCATCTTACTCCATCTCATACTGGTTCTGATTGGGTAATCGAGCAATTAAGAGAATTGGATAGAGTATTTGATGTTGAAGTGTGCTATGTTTCGCGTAGTTATTTTACTCGGCATGGCGCGGGTGCATTAAAAAATGAAGTAAGCAAATCGGATGAACTTGGCATTAAGAATATGGATAAAACCAATGTTAAGAATGATTGGCAGGGTTCTATTCGCTATGCCCCTTTCGATGAGAAAGATTACATTCAGCGAGTTCAGCATGATGTAGATAAATGGAATTGTGATTTGCTTCATAAGAAAATTGAGCATTTTAAAGTCTCACAATCTTTTACCCATCTAAATGAAATTTCTCTTATTGGAGAAGTGGATACTTCTTTATCTCCTTATGTTTATCTTTCTTTTTCTCCCAATTTTGATGATGTCGTTTATATCCATAAATAATTGACAATATTTACCTCTTATGATATAATTATATTAGAAATAGTATAATTATACTCATAAGAGGTATTTTTTATGTATCAATTTTCAATAGTAATCCCTTGTTTTAATAGTTCTCCATATATCGCAGCAACACTTGAATCAATTGTGAATTAGCATTTAGGTGATAAAATTCAAGTTGTTCTTGTGGATGATTGTTCAACAGAACCATTTGATGAAGTAATAAAGCCTTATGAAGAAACGCTTCATATTAAAAAAGTAAAAACAGAAAAGAATCTTGGGACTGGTATGGCTCGTCAATTTGGTATTGATAACGCCGATGGTGACTGGGTTATTTTTTGTGATCATGATGATTTCTTCGTGCCTAATACTTTCAACAGAGTTAGAACAATCATTCGCAACAATCCCAGCCGCAATATAATTCAAACTAGATTTCAAGAGGTAACTCAATCTGGCGAAGTAATCCCTTATTCTCTTGAAAAAGGAATGAATTGGGTTCATGGAAAATTTTTTAGAAAAAGTTTTTTAAAAGACCATGATTTAACTTTTTGTAAAGGACTTGAGACTCATGAAGATATTTATTTTTCAATTTTAACTCGTTTAATGGCAGAGCATCTTGGCGCACCTACTTTGAATTGTGATTTAATAATTTATAATTGGGTTAATCGTCCAGAATCTTTATCTCATAGTCGTGAAACTGGTTTAGATTTATTTTGCAATCATTTTCAAGATTATGTTACGAGTGCATTAGGTCCTCTTGATAAGTTGCATAATGAATTATCTTTAGAAGAAATTTTATCTCAAGGTTTAAGTTCTTTCCTGTTCATTTATTTTTATGTTCAAGGATTTTACCAACTTGGACGTGGAAATGCGAAAGAATATCGTAGAATAATGCTTGATTGTGTCAAAAAAATTATAACTTATACTGGATTTAATTCACAACAATTAGAATCTATTCTTGGTCAAAATCCAGCTACTTTTTGCATGGTTCGTTAGAAAGCTTTTGATTCGGTTGGTTATTTCTTTGAAGTTGACAATATTGCAGAAATTATTGAATCCGCAGAAGCAGAGTTAATTGAATCTAAGGAGAAAGAATTAAAGGATGGACAATCAAAGAGTTGATGTTATAATTCCTTTTTATAACCAAAAAGATTTTTTAGTTAGATGCCTAAGTAGTATCCAAGTACAGACAATTTCAGACGATATAAATGTGACTATTATTGATGATTGTTCTGATGAAAATATTGATGATATTATTGCATTTTTTAAACGTTTCTTAAATATAAATGTACTTCATTTAAATCGTAATAAAGGACCTGGCTATGCCCGCCAATTAGGGATAGACATTACTTCCGCGCCTTATATTTGTTTTATAGATGCAGATGACATTTTTGAAAATGCTTATGCCGTAGAATATATGCGTGGGTTGATGCTTGTTAATAAGAAAAGACCTGCTGTATTCACATCATTTGTCGAGGAGTGTAGCGATGGACGGAAAATTCCTCATGTTAAAGATAATACATGGATATTTGGGAAAATTTACTCTCGTGAGTTTCTTAATGAAAATAAAATTGTCTTTAGTGACAGTCGGGAAAATGAAGATAAAGGTTTTAACTGTGCAGTAATGCTTTGCGCGCAGAAAGATCCAAATAACGGAATTCGTTTTGAAGATCGTATTACTTACTCTTGGAAGTGGAATGAAAAATCTATTACAAGAGAAAATAATTTTGACTACCGTCATAGGGATTTAATTGGCTTTACTTATAACACTCTTGATGCTATTCAAATTGGAATTAAAGCAAATGCTCCGATAAATGCGATAGCAAGACAATCAACTGTTACCATGATATATCTTTATTACCGTTATCTTGAAAATTTAAAGACTAATGATTATTCTAATGAAGATATAATTAAATATTGTTATGATTTTTATATGCAAGCGTATAAAAATTATGGCTATAAACCAACAGATAGAGAATTTAAATTTATTAAAGATAATCAAATTACTGCATTTAGAAAAAGAAATTTGATAGATGTAAATAATGTTCCTATTTCTTTTGAAAATTTTATTCTAAATCTTGATGAAAATATTTGACTTTTTACTCTATCTATGTTATAATATTTATAGAAAATCAAGAGAGGAAATAAAATCCTCTCTTATCTATGGCTTTAGTAGTGTAATGGTTTTAAGCACGCCAGTCTGTGGAACTGGTAGAGGGAGTTCGAATCTCCTCTTTAGCCCCAATAGAAAGGCTGTTGTATGATTACGATTGCAGTTTTCTTCATTCTCCTTTTCGCTTTATGGTATATGTTTTTCTGTTGACTTTTTAAAAAATATATGCTATAATATTTAATGTAAGGTTGAGAAATAAATCTTACATTGATGTGTTCGCGTGGACAAACGGCAAAGTCAATTGGCTCAAACCCAATGTTTTTGTGGGTTCAAATCCCACCGCGAATACCAAGGGGTTCTGACACCTCCTTAATGTTGAAAGGTCAGGGTAGTGATGACTAAGGTTAAGAGCGCTAGATACCCGGCTACTACCTAAAATAACAGACAGGGGAATGAGGTCGCTACGGTATCCTTTGCTAATGCTGCTACGTACGAGTCGCGGGCAAGAAAGACAATGCCGCTAGATTGTCGATTGCTAAGTAGGGTCTTAGCATTATAATGGGGTATAACCTAATGGCAGGGTAGTGGACTTTGACTCCATATGTAAAGGTTCGATTCCTTTTACCCCAACCAATGTCGCATTAGTTTAATGGTAAAATGTTTCGTTGCCAACGAA